CATTAATGAACCTCCATGAAAGTATTATGTCTATTGATGCTAAAATGAAGGTAGTCAATAGATTTCAGACGACATCGACTTCATTGCGGAAGGTAGACTTGACAAAGTTGATGATGAGATCGCGCCTGCTGGGGAGTTTTTCTAATTATGACGACTGGCTAGCTCAAAATTTCATCCCATTGAGTCGGTTTCATACTGGATAATGATATTTATAGGAGTCGGAAAGATGTTCGTGGCATTTTCCGACACATAGTAAGTCTATCCCCTATGAGTATGCATTAGGTGCCACGAACACCTATCGTCAGAAAGTAGGGGATTTCTTTTTTGGAGAATCGCATGGAATCTATATATTACGTGTACGCACATTATATTCCCGGTAGTTCTGATCCATTTTATATAGGCAAGGGAAAAAAACACCGTGCATATAGCACAGCATCTAGAAATTATTTATGGCACACCGTCGTCGCTAAGTATGGATATGATGTTGTCCTATTATATGAGGGGCTATCGCACGAAGACGCGTTGCGTAAAGAAGAGGAACTAATAAAACATTACGGTAGAAAAAATACCGGAACTGGTGAACTAGTAAACCTAGTCGATGGTGGTATTGGGTTTGTCTCGTTAGTTAGACGCCCCCATTCGATAGAAACAAAAAAGAAAATGTCGGATAGTCATAAAGGAAAAAAGTTTTCAGACGAGCATAAACATAACATATCAACCGCAAATAAAGGAAGGCTTATTTCAAAAGAACAACGAGTTGGAATGAAATCCCGTTTAGCATCGCGATGGACAACTCATAGAACTGAGATGTGCATGGCCGCAGTCGCCGGTTGGACGGAGCAACGTAAATTGGAAGTATCGGCGAGACTGACCGGAACCTCACATTCCACGGAAACCAAGAAGAAAATATCCAATAAACTAACCGGCATTGTTCGTCCCGCGTCAACCAGGAAGAAAATATCGGATACTAAAAGAAAACAACACCTTGACAAAAAACACCCGCGGGTGTATACTGATACAGACAACGCCAGTGAGGCAGAATGACAACACAGCATGATACGACGGTAGACACGTTAACAAAATTTGGAAGCGTATTTCAAGCAAAAGTATTAGCAAATTTATTGTCATCTACAGAATTCCTACAGCAATCATTAGATGTATTAAATCCTAAATTCTTTGAATCGAATGCGGGGCAATGGATTGTTGATACGACGATTGATTATTTTGCCGATTACAAGTCATTGCCGACATTAGAAGTTTTCAAGGTTAAGTTGGATTCGGTGAATGATGAGGTGTTGAAGATTGCGATCAAGGATCAATTGCGATCCGCATTCCAACGAAAGAACGACGACGATTTGGAATATATCCGTGACAGTTTTCTAGATTTCGCAAAGAATCAAGCAATTAAATCGGCAATTATTCGATCCGTCGATTTGCTGCAGATTGGGCAATATGGCGAAATTAAGAATTTGATTGATGGGGCGATGAAGGCAGGACAGCCTCGTAATATTGGACATAATTGGAGAGACGATATTGGTATTCGATTATCGGGTATTTCTCGTATCGTTGTTCCTACGGGATGGGATTCTGTAGATCAGTTGATTGGCGGAGGATTGGGGGCAGGTGAACTGGGCGTTATCGCTGCTCCTTCTGGTATTGGCAAGAGTTGGGCGCTTGCCACGATTGGAGCAAATGCAGCAAAGGCCGGAAAACGAGTGGTGTATTATACATTGGAATTAAATGAGAATTATGTTGGACTTCGATACGACACTATTTTCACGGGCATTGAACCTGGAAATGTACCCAATCACCCAGAAGTTGTAAAAGAAGCAGTTGCGGGAGTAACCGGTGATATTATCATTAAATATTATCCCGCACGTTCCATTACCGTGCATACAATTCGGGCACATCTTGACCATCTTGTAAGTAATAAATTAAAGCCCGATCTAATTTTGATTGATTACGCAGATCTCATGCGATCAGTAGATCGTATAGAAGCACGACATCAAGAACTTGGAGCAATTTACGAAGAAATACGTGGTATGTCCGGTGAGATGGGTATTCCCTGTTGGACTGCTTCACAAACGCAACGCAGTAGTATTCAAGACGATGTAATTCAAGCAGACAAGATTGCCGAATCCTATCAGAAAATTATGACGGCTGACTTGGTAATTTCATTGTCGCGTAAACTGGAAGATAAAGCAAATCATACTGGTCGAGCACATATTATGAAAAATCGGTTTGGCGTCGATGGTGTAACACTGCCTGTGTATATGAATACTGGTCTTGGAAAGATTGAAATTTATGATGAAAATTCTTCCAAGGGCATTCTGTTGAAGAAGCAAATGCAGGCGGGAGAAGGAATGTTAAAAAAGACTCTTGCAAAGAAATTATCTGAACTCCACGATGATTTTTCGGAGGAGTGAGTGATAATTATTAGAACCAACGAACCCAAACCGCTCGGAGATTGCCCGAAATGCAGCTAGAATCAAAATTATTGTCGGAAATTACGACATTTATGAAGTACGCAAAATACGTGCCAGATAAGCAACGTAGAGAAACATGGACAGAGTTAGTTGATAGAAATAAGAACATGCATCTAGAAAAGTTCCCTCAGTTGAAAGAGGAAATTGATGCCGCATATAAATTTGTATATGATAAGAAAATCCTCCCCTCTATGCGTTCCTTGCAGTTTGCGGGAAAGCCAGTTGATTTAAACAATACTCGTTTATACAATTGCTGTTTTCTTCCCGTAGACCACAGTGATGCATTCAGTGAAATTATGTTCCTATTGTTGTCGGGAACTGGTGTGGGATATTCCGTACAACGTCAGCACGTAGAAAAGCTCCCAGAAATTAATAAACCAACCAAGTCTCGTCGTTACCTTGTTGCGGATAGCATCGAAGGATGGGCAGATGCCGTGAAGGTGTTAGTGACTGCTTACATGAAGGGCAAGGCGTATCCATTGTTTGACTTCCGCGACATTCGTCCAAAGGGTGCAATGTTGATTACGGCCGGTGGAAAAGCACCCGGCGCGGAACCGTTGAAGGATTGCTTGCATAATATCCAAAAGGTATTAGACCGCAAGGCAAACGGTGAACAACTCACCACACTGGAAGTGCATGACATTATGTGTTATATTGCCGATGCGGTATTGTCGGGCGGTATTCGTCGGTCGGCAATGATTGCGTTGTTTAATTTGGACGACGACGATATGTTGACTTGCAAGTTCGGCAACTGGTGGGAGAATGAACCACAACGTGGTCGTGCAAATAACTCTGCGGTGATTGTTCGTCACAAGATTGAAAAGGAAATCTTCCTTGACTTGTGGAAGAAGATTGAATTAAGTGGTTCTGGTGAACCTGGGTTCTTCTTTACGAATGATGCAAGTTGGGGACTGAATCCATGTTTGACAGGAGACTCCATAATCACAGTCAAAGATCACGACACCACCGCCGATAGCATAACAATTGCTGAAGGTGGGATATATCAAATTCCGTTAAAGCAACTTGTGGAACTTTATGAAACCAGTACTCTGCCACCCATGATTCTTTCATATAATACAGAATTGAAACAGTTGGAATGGGATATGTTGGACAACGCAGCACTTACTCGCGAGAAGGCGTCCATTATTGAGTTGGTACTTGATAGTGGTGAGACTCTCAAACTTACCCCTGACCACAAGGTATTTACCGAAAATCGTGGTTGGGTGGAGGCGGCCCAACTGACAGAAGAAGATATTTTGTTAACAATTAAATAACATATGGGTTGTTTCCCCACAATACACACTACTTATAGGTAGAACCTATTGTGGGGAACATTATGTTAGATTTGAATACATTATATTGTAAGTTTATAGAGTTAAAAGAATGTTCCAATATTCGTGACGAATGGAAAGACGAATATAGAGAGTTTTTTAAAGAACAATATAAACTGTATGGAAATGGTGCTAGAGGATTTGTAAAAAAATCGTTCGTAAGAAAAAAACTTACAGAAGTATACCCAGATGAATGGTTATATTTTGTATCTACCTTACAATCCAAATATGAATTTGATGGCGTAGGATTAAAGTTGATGGCAAGGGAAATTGGAATTAGTTATACAAAAATGCGTAGACTACTGGAATATACAGGAATACCCATTCGTAAAGGATATTCCGTAGTTACTGAACACTTGAGAAAGATTAGACGCGCAAACGCTATAGCATCGGGTGGTTGGAGAAACAAAAAAACAAAAAATAAAAATACCGAACGGGGTGTTCAGGGATATTTCTTTAATCAATCTAAACAAAAATATGTATGGCTTCGGTCAACCTATGAAGTTATTTTAGCAAAGTGGTTAGATAAGAATAAAATGAACTGGGCAGTAGAATCACAGCAATGGATGATAGGAACCGAATCATACAGACCAGACTTCTTCATTTACGAAAATAATGAACTTGTAAAGATAATAGAAGTTAAAGGATATTATAAAAATAGATTGTGGAAGTTTGATGAATTAAAAAAAGAACCATCTCTCCAAAATGTTGAGTTTTGCTTAATAGACAATATAACTCCGTTTTTGGATGGAAATACATACTTAGGAGAATTAAAATGGTGGAAACAAAACAGATTATTAAAGCTAGAATCGTAAAAAAGACAGTCCGGGAAAATGAAGATGTGTATGATTTGACTGTAAGAAAGAATCATAACTTTTTTGCAAACGGATTATTGGTGCATAATTGCGCCGAAATTTCGTTGCGTCCATTTCAATTCTGCAACCTCTGCGAAATCAATGCGTCGGATATTATTGACCAAGACGATTATAATGCACGGGCAAAGGCAGCCGCATTTATCGGAACGTTGCAGGCAAGTTACACCAATTTCCATTATCTCCGTGATATCTGGAAGCGCACTACTGAACGTGAAGCGTTGATTGGTGTTGGTATGACGGGCATTGCATCTGGGGCGGTGTTGAAATTGGATATGAAGGAAGCCGCAAATGTGGTGAAAGCAGAAAACGAACGAATTGCTGGCATGATTGGTATTAATAAGGCTGCTCGGACAACAACGGTGAAGCCAAGTGGTACTTCTTCATTGGTATTAGGTTCCTCTTCGGGTATTCATGCGTGGCATAATGAATATTACATTCGTCGTATTCGCGTGGGCAAGAATGAAAGCATTTACACATATCTGCTGATTAATCATCCAGAACTGTTGGAAGATGAATACTTCAAGCCAAACCAACAGGCTGTTATCTCGGTTCCACAGAAGGCTCCGGTGGGAGCGGTAACTCGCCAAGAAACCGCATTAGACTTACTTGCACGCGTGAGTAAGGTGTGGAAGGAATGGGTCAAGCCTGGTCATCGTAAGGGTGAAAATAAGAACAATGTATCTGTCACCGTAACGATTAAGCCAAATGAATGGGAAGAAGTTGGGGAATGGATGTGGGCAAATAAGGAAAATTTTACCGCGCTAAGCGTTTTACCCCATTCGGAGCATACCTACATTCAAGCGCCGTTCGAAGACATTGCACCAGAACATTACGAAGAATTAGTTGAGCATCTTCATAATATTGATTTAAGTCAGGTGGTGGAGTTAGATGATGCCACCGATTTATCGGGGGAAGTGGCCTGCGGCGGCGCCGGCGGGTGTGAGGTGGTATGAAGTTAAAAGATTTGGTCACCATTGTTATTCCTTGTAAAAACGAAGAAGGATATATCGGCAGCTTGTTGGGAGATTTATTTCGCTCAGTGGAAATTGGAGATGTAAGAATTATCATTGCTGATGCAAATTCCACAGACAACACCCGACATATCATCAAAGAATGGTCACGTGGATTGAACATTGAGACAATTCAAGGTGGGCAAGTTTCTGAAGGAAGAAACAATGGTGCCAAATTAGTTACTACTCCATATATTTTATTTCTTGATGCCGATGTCCGGTTCTTTTCGACAACTGCCATATATGATGCAGTACAATGCATCCATCAAGAAAATTTAGATTTAGTTACTTTGAGTCCGAAAAACTATGGAACTGAATGGAGAGCATCCATTATATTCCGTCTGTTCAGTGTGTTTAATAAAGTCATGACACAGTTCACCCCGTTTGCCATTGGTGCGTTTTTCTTAACTCGCCGCAGCGTGTTTGAGGTATTCGGGGGATTCCCCAATAAGTACGACACCTCGGAAGATTATATTTTAAGTAAACAGTATGATGCAAAGAAATTTAAAATTGTAAATCATTATTTTGGACAAGATGAACGCCGTTTTAAAAAATTAGGGTATCTTGGAATGTTATGGTACATGATTATAAATTTCTTTAACCGTCATAACTTACAGCATTTTGAAAAAGCTAAAGTTAACTACTGGGATTAATTATGCAACGATATAAGGCCATCATTGTATCCGATGTACATTTAGGAACAGACAATAGTAAAGCCGCAGAATTTTTAGAATTTTTAAACACGCATCACACTGACATTTTAATTATCAATGGGGATTTTGTTGATGGATGGGCATTGTCTCGTGGCGTTCGATGGAGAGGCAAGCACACAAAAGTCATTTCTAAAGTGTTAGATATCTCCAGAAAAATACCTGTGGTATGGATTCGTGGAAACCATGATGAATTTTTACATGAGTTCATGCACATGCATTTGGGTAAACTTCAAGTAGAAGAACATTACATCTTGGATTTAGGTGAAGGGAAACGATATTTCATTTTCCACGGTGATATCTTGGATGTGTTTGTTTCTAAATGGAAATGGATTGCAAAAATAGGTGGACAAGGATATGACATCGCGTTGAAATTAAACACCCTATATAATAGATGGCGGAAGTGGAGGAAGTTGCCATATTACTCCATCTCCAAAGATATTAAAAAGGGTGTGAAGGCGGCAGTAAACTACATCACAGATTTTGAAGTAACAGCAACAAAACTTGCAAAACAACATAATTGTGATGGTGTGATTTGTGGACATATTCACCACCCAGAAAATAGACAAATTGCCGGTGTACATTATTTAAATTCAGGTGATTGGGTGGAAAGTTTAACTGCGATTGTAGTAGACTATGACAATAATATCAGCATTAAGGAGTTTCACAAATGATTACAGTAACAAGATTCAGCGCAGCGTGGTGCGGGCCATGTCGCGCTCTAGCTCCTGTATTTCGGGAGCTGGAGGATATGACCCCCGAAGCAACATTTATTTCCATCGACGTAGAAGATAAGCCATCAATTGCAAAATTATATTCTATTCGAAGCGTTCCAACCGTTATCATTGAAAAGGATAATGTACTAATTGAAAAATTTGTAGGAGTACAAAGCAAACAAAAGTATATTGCCGCGATTAATGCAGCGAGAGATGGGGCGTAAAAAAGAAGTAAAACAAAAATCTTCACTGAATGCAATCGAACAAAAAATGATGAGTTTATTGCATTCAATGAATTTTTCTTATAAGTCTCAAGCAACAATTGATAATTATAATGTTGACTTTTTGATTGACGAGAAGTATATTATAGAATGTTACGGAGATTATTGGCACTGCAATCCCGCCAGATATGCCGCAGATTATTATAATCGTGGAAAAAAGAAAACCGCGGCAGAGATTTGGAAACGTGACGAAAAACGAAAACGTGAACTAGAACGATTGGGATATAAAGTTTTATATTTCTGGGAACATGAAATCAATAATAATATAAAAGATATAAAAGCAGCATTAAAACGATATATTACGTGAGGACAATATGGTTACAGAAATTACTATACGTGAAATGACATCGGGTGTTCCATTGGAAACATATAATGATATATATGTTATTATGTTTTATGGAGAAACCTGTGGCCCGTGTAAAGCAACGATGCCCAACTATGAAGCCGTTGCCAATTTCTATGTAGAAAAGGGCGCACACATTAAATTCTTTAAGATAAATGCGTGGGAACCCGTAGAACAAAATATATACTGTAAAGAAACATGGGGAATTCAAGGCGTTCCACATTTCAAAGTATTTTGTCGCAGTGAGCAAGTTATGGAAAAACAGGGGGGCGGCGATGAAGCAACCATGAAACAGTTTATTCAAGATGCAATATACGAAACACTAAAAAAACTTCAAGAGAAAATATAAATGAAAGTTAAACGGCTATCAGAAAATTCAGTGTTGCCACATAAGGCACACGCAGGTGATTTGGGGTACGATTTGTATGCATCCGAGGAAGTATTTTTTACAGAAGGGCAAACAAAGTTAGTATCTACGGGTATTGCAATCCAGTTCCCAGAAGGATATGGCGGATTACTTCGGGACCGTTCATCAGTTGCCACCAAACGAAATTTATTCGTGGTAGCCGGTGTGATTGACAATGGATACATAGGAGAAATAATGATTGCATTACATAACGCATCAGAGCGTAGCGTGCATATTTCCGTAGGAGAAAAAATTGCACAGCTAGTTCTCATTCCAACCGTAAACTTCAAAGTCGAAGAAGTAGATGAATTAGTATCAGCAGACGAACGAGGAACTGGTGGATTTGGTTCAACGGGGACTTGACATAAGTGTCGTGATGATATATACTTAAGGTAGTTCTTCTCATTTAAGAGGTTACATGGCGTATCAAAATATTTTTATAGATTCAACGTCTGACGAACAAACAGTTTATATTTGGGATGATGCACAGGGGCTTATTACACTCTCCTGGTCAGAATTTAATTATGCTTACGTCCGCGATCCCAAGGGGAAGTACATCAGTATGACGGGAGAACGCCTCAGTAAAACGAGACGTTTCATCCGTGGCAATCCTAATGTGTTTGAAAGTGATCTTCCAAGGGAAACTCGCGTTCTTACGGATTTGTATTTGAATGAAGATACCTCATCCGAGGGTAATGTTACATTGTTCTTCGACATTGAGGTGTCGATGGAAAATGGTATCCCTAATACCCAGAAACCAAATAATGAAATTACCTCCATTGCATTATACGATCCTCTGATAAAGAAGTATGAAGTTTTTGTATTAGACAAACGCGGATTGTATACAGATCGTGATTCCGAAGAAACTGCCGTTCATTTCTGTATGGATGAAGTGGATCTATTGCATAAATTTATTAATTCTTACGAACAAATCCGCCCAACCATTATCAGTGGATGGAATAGTAACGGATTCGACGTACCCTATCTATACAATCGCATTCGTCAAATATGTGGCCAAGGAACTGCAAATAGATTAAGTCCTATTGGTCGTGTAAAATATTCTGACCGCATGGAACGATATAAAATTGCTGGTGTATCATCGTTGGATTATTTGGACCTATATAAGAAGTTCACGTATACCCAACAACCTAACTATCGTCTTGATACGATTGGACGATTGGAAGTCGGTATGGGCAAGGTAGACTACGAAGGTTCTCTTGACGATTTGTTCCGAGATGACTTGGATAAATTTATTGAGTACAACTTACAGGACGTGCGCATTATTGTTGACCTAGATAAGAAATTAAATCTCATCGACCTTGTACGAGGTATCTGTCACATTGGACACGTGCCATACGAAGACTATGGCATGAGTTCTCGTTTTCTTGAAGGTACTATTGTTACCTATCTGCATCGCAAGGGAATTATCGTGACCGATAAACCCAAGGATGGTAGAGAACAGATGGATGCAATGGGTGATAGAGAAGGATTTGCGGGAGCATATGTACAAGAACCTGTGCCTGGATTGTATGATTGGGTATATTCGCTCGACTTGCAATCGCTATATCCAAGTATCATTATGAGTTTGAATATTTCCCCAGAGACAAAGGTTGCCAAAGTATTGAACTTTGACATGGAGCAACATTTCCGTAAAGAAATTGTTGCGTATGTAATTCAAGAAATGGGTAACGATACGACGGTAGAATTGGAGTACGATGCGTTTGTCCAGTTTATACAAGAGAATAATCTCACGATGGCATCTAATGGCGTATTGTATAGTACAATATCAAAGGGAATTATCCCAGAGGTATTGGAAGAATGGTTTGCTAAACGTGTGGAATATAAGAATCTGATGAAGAAGTATACTAACGAAGGTGATAAGGTACAGGCCGCCTATTACGACCAACGGCAACATATTCAGAAGATTTTTCTCAATAGTCTCTACGGTGTGTTAGGCTTGCCGGTGTTCCGCTTCTATGATGTTGACAATGCCGCCGCAGTAACATTGACGGGGCAAGATGTAATTAAGACTACAGCCAAGTTTATCAATTTGAAATATGAAAATGCAACGGGTGAGAAGAAAGACCATTGTGTATACGTCGATACGGACTCCGTGTACTTTCCAGCAAAGCCATTGTTTACTGAGGACGCCCCCGATGCTCTTGCGGCAACTATTGATATTGCGTATGACATGGAAAGTGGACTGAATAAGTTCTATGATTCTATGGCAAAACGTATGTTCAATTGCGATAGTCATAAGTTCCATATTAAGGGAGAAAGTGTCGCTAAGACGGGATTCTGGGTCGCTAAGAAGCGATATGCACTGGACAAGGTGTATGATTTGGAAACCCACCAGACTGTCAGTAAACTTGTCGTAAAGGGATTGGATGTTGTAAGGTCATCGTTCCCCAAAGCATTTCGGGAATTTATGACGCAGATGTTGAAAGATATTTTGGGCAGAGTAGATAAGAATGAATTGGATGATAAGATTCTTGCGTTGAAGACTTCACTGAAGACTCGCCATTATCTAGAAGTTGCCCGAAATACATCAGCAAACAATATTAGTCAGTTTGCCGCAGGTGAGGGCGGGGGTGGCATTAATAGATTCAAGAAGGGAACTCCTGCACACATTAAGGCGGCAATTGTATATAATAGATTATTGACACATTTCAATATTCAAACACGATACGAACCCATCGCAGATGGTGCAAAGATCAAGTATGTGTATCTGAAGGATAATCCATTACACATTGATGCGTTGGCAATTAAAGGATATCAAGATCCTCCGCAGATTGTTGAGATGATTACCGAATATATTGACACCGATGCATTGTTTGAAAATGAGTTACGGAATAAGTTGCATGATTTTTATTCCGCGCTATCGTGGGGACTAATACCAACAGAAAAAAATCAAAATTCGAATGAATTTTTTACGTTCTAAATTAGACCAATACTTAATACCGTTGTTTAATAGATATGCGTTAGATACCTTACGTATATCTCTTGGCATTGTATTCTTTTGGTTTGGATTCTTAAAGTTTTTCCCAAATGTATCGCCGGCAGAATCCTTGGCAACGGATACCATTAATGTACTTACTTTTGGAATAATTCCATCATATATTAGTATTAAGATATTGGCAGTGTGGGAAACATTAATCGGAATAGGATTTTTATGTAATATATTTCAACGTACTACATTATTTTTATTGTGGATGCAAATGATAGGGGCATGGACGCCATTAATTATTTTTCCAGAAAGAATGTTTATATATGTCCCATTTATATTGACATTAGAAGGGCAATATATATTGAAAAATATGGTATTAATCGCCGCAACCTTTGTATTAGGGGCATATGTTAAATCCAATAAATAATGTATAATACCCCTTGACTTTTGGGGCAAGATTAGTTATATTACTAGTATACCATAACCGAGGTCAGAAATATGTGTAAATGCTGCATGAAATACTTTCAGATGCTCTCCCGTCATTGCACGGCACATTCCTATGGAGAATGTGATTGTCCGAAGTGTCAAGGTATGTGTTCGTGTACATCTAACAATCTGAGAAATAACTAAATGATTGATGACTCTATGGATGAGTATTGGGGATTGATGGTGTTCGGTGTAGGCGTTCTTCTAATGGGAGTAGGTAAACTCTTTAAACACTGGTTTCGATGAAAATTATTAAAAGTAGTGATTTGCTGATTTCTGAAAATAAGGCCGGTAACCGGAAATTCTGGCGGTTGTATATCCTTCAAGATAATACCGATTTCTATACGCAGTCGGAATGGTTTCAGTTGACCAAGACAGGCCGTGAAACAAAGAAGCAGACTTCGGACCCATACTTTGCGGCACCGACTAATGTTGGACGAGCAAACGAACGGAACAGTGAAGAACAGGCTTTCTTTGAGTTTGATGCCATTATCAAGAAGCAGTTGGATGCGGGATTCTATCGTGAAGGTGAGAAGGTAGATAGTTGGCCGATGCCGATGTTGGCGCACAAGTTCAAGGATCATATGAACAAGGTGGAATGGCCGTCCTACATCCAGCCCAAGCTCAACGGTATGCGTATGTTGTTCAACGGCACTGACGCACGCAGTCGGGGCAACAAAGAAATTATTCCCGAAGTGATTGAACATCTACAGTTTGACACGGGTGGGTTCATTCTTGATGGTGAACTGATGCTTCCGAATAATCAGCTGTTGCAGGAAAGCATGAAGGCTATCAAGAAGTATCGTCCAGAACTGTCTCCACTACTTATGTATCATGTATATGACATTGTGGACAACGAACTTCCTTATGCCATGCGGCAGCAGATTATCGTTGACTTGATGCATGACGCACCACCGAATGTCGTTATGGTAAAGACGGTGGCGTGTATAGATGAGACAGAAGTTTATAAGCAGCACACCCAGTTTGTGTCTGAAGGTTACGAAGGTACCATGATTCGCAATCCGTCGATGGCATATGAAATTGGAAAACGTTCCTATTCACTACTTAAACTAAAGGATTTTGTTGATGCAGAATATCGTATTTTTGATATCATTGATGGTGGTGGCTCTGATACAGGGCTTGCTATTTTCATCTTGGAAACAGATGACGGTAACCGTTTCAATTGTCGTCCAGAAGGCACGCAAAGTAATCGAGCGGAACTATATATCAATCGCAAGGAATTGGTAGGTAAGTTCTTGACAGTTCGCTATCAAGAGCTGAGCCGCGACGGCATCCCGATCTTTCCGGTCGGGGTGTCGATTCGCAACCACGGGGAGTTTTAATGCGTAATAAACCAGAAAAAATTGAAATGTACTTCGAATGGAACTGGCCGTCTTTTGGATATAGAATGGATGGAATTCAGTGGTTTGAGTTTCTTGTAGAAAGTAGAACCTCTGGTGACCATTCGCCTGGTCATTACGTATTATTGTGCATCTGTAACTTGAAGTTGTTGGATTTTGCGTATTACAACATCCATCACGTATCCGATGACGAGGGGGAATTTTAATGGGACAAGAAACCGATTTCATATGGGAAAAGTTAGAACTGGCACTTGCGGAAAATACTTTGCTCAAAGAAAAGAATAATAAGCTGACCAAAGAACGTGATGAACTGTCGGCACGTTGGGAAAACTTGAATAAGGTAGTAGAAAAGAAGTTTGATTATAGAACCGAGAGAGTGTTTGATCCCACGGCGTTTCATAGTAAAATTAATATTTCTGTTATATTTGACGAGGATTTATATCGTGCGTCACAGATTGAATTTGTAGAAGGTATTATTCAAAAGGTAGTGCCATTGTTTCAAAGTGAACTATCAAAGATGTTAAACCGTCCTAAATATTAATATTTTGGCATCGCGGACTGTCGGGAAGTCGGTAGGAGTGGACGGGTTGCTACCCCAATGTTATGACCACACTATGCTAGCCAAGGACTTAGAGAAATCTATGCGGGGTTCGAATCCCCCGATGCCGCTGAGAGGAATATATGCTAAAAATGTTATTGATGGCACAATTGATAGTTCCAACCTTATTAAACAACCCATTAGCGTCAAAGAAAACAGTAAGAAGTACCACTGCCAATTATATTGTATTACATTATGATGACGGTGGTTCATACAAATCGACAAGACGAACATTAATTAAAAAAAGAAATAGTTATCATTATTATATTCAACGTGATGGTACTATTATTAAATTAATTGACCCCAAATATCAGGCATCCCATGCGGGCATTTCGTATTATACAGGAATGGTTCGATTAAATAAATATAGTATTGGTATTTGTTTACAAAATGACCCACCGGAAGCATATACAGAAAAACAATATAATAGTGCGGGATGGCTTATAAAACAATTACAGTCACGATACAATGATTCTACATCAAAGGTAATTATTGGACATTCTGATATTGCAATTCCCCGAGGAAGAAAAATTGATCCAGGATTGCATTTCGATTGGGAAAAATTGCATGTCAATATTAATAAATGGAGATAGTTATGGGAATGTTCGATGAAATCAGAATAGAACAAATATTACCAGGTAATACAGAAATTGCCGATGAATGGTATCAAACGAAGTCACTTGAAAATGCACTGACTAAATATGTTATTACGGCAAAGGGTGAATTGTATGAAGAACTTTGGGAGTATGAATGGATAGATGATGGCACTGCCTTGTTTAAAGGATATTCGCAAAAAATAGAAGGAAGTTATCGTCGTGAGTACTTGACAGATTACCACGGTGATATTATGTTCTATAAGGGTATGAATAGCAACAATGTATTGCGTGATTATTTTGCACGATTTACGGATGGGAAGTTAACAAAGATGTGGTATGAAGATACACAATATTAATAATTAAGAGGTTAACGGTTATGGAAAAATCAAAGTTGGAAAAGTTTATTGGTAAGTATAATTTGGGTGGTTCGTGTGAAAGTGTTACCTTGAAGTCTGATGGGAACAATCTTTCCGTTCGAACGATTTCAGCAGACAAGAATGTTCTTGTTGAAATTGCAGCAGAAAAGATTAATTTTCCCGAGGGTGAATTTGGTGTGTATGATACCAAGAAGCTTCGGTCGATCCTTGGTGTATTGGATGAAAACATTGTGGTAAATCCAAGTACTGCAAATGGTAAGACGACGGGACTTAATCTGTCCGACAGTTCCACAAAGGCAACATTCGTCCTTGCTGACGCAACCGTCATTCCCGCAGTGCCGGAGTTGAAGAAACTTCCGATTATAGATTTTACTATTCTACTGGATGATAAGTTTGTCAATACCTTTGTGAAGGCAAAGAGTGCATTGAATGATGTTGAAACATTTACCGTGATGAGTTCCGGCGATGAAAAGATGGCAGAAGTAGTAATTGGTCATTCGGCCAACAATACGAATAGAATCTCCATTTCAGTGGCCACCGATGTTGCTGTAAAGTTGGCTCCTATTAGTTTTTCGGCAAACTATCTTCGTGAAATCTTTACGGCAAATAAAGAAATTAGTAACGGAACGTTGCAGATTAGTTCAAAGGGATTATCTGTGGCAAAGTTTGATGCAAACGGATACACATCAACATATTACCTTGTTCAGATTTCTATTTAATATAGGTATAGTATATGGAAATTATTAAAATCCACACAAGTCATAAAGAAAAAGTTGCAGATATTTTAAATAACACACTTATTGAAGGTGACTTCTGGGATTATACACTTTCATATGAATTTGATTATAAAAATCATAACATGTATGATTTGGAATGTGAACATTATTTCAATCTACCAGAATTTGCGTGGTCGCCATATTTGATGGAACGGTGCATAGTAAATGTATTTGTTAAAAATCAAATGGAACGGAATATAGTGTATAAGACATTTGGGTTGAAAGAAAATAATGCAAGTCGTTATGTACATTATGATCTTAATGAAAATCCATTGCGGGATTATGAATATGCATACACACATAAAATTTATCCCAAGTATCCGATATATGTAATTACTAAAGGTCGGTGGGAAAAGACATTTACGATTGATACACTTGAAGAGATGGGAATTGATTTTTATATATGTGTAGAACCCGCGGAATACGATTCGTATGCTGCAAAAGTAGATGTAAAAAAAATTATAAAACTCCCCGAAAACTTTAGTGCATTAAAGAGGGGTAGTATTCCTGTTAGAAATTTCGTATGGGATCATGCGGTTAAGAGTGGTCACAAAAAACATTGGGTAGTCGATGATAATATTCTTGGATTTTATCGGTGGAACAATAATTTAAAGAAGAAAGTTAAAGACGGTGTGTTTTTCAGAATCATGGAAGATTTCAGTGACCGATATGAAAACTTGGGGTTGGTCGGATGCCAATATATGTCATTTGTTCCTGCAACAGAACCAGGCCGTAGTCAGTTTATAAAAAATACAAGAGTGTATAGCTGTATTTTAATCAATTCTGAATTACTAGATACTCGGTTGGAAGAACGTTGGCGCGGAACGTACAACGAAGATACCGACTTGTCTTTGCGAGTGCTGTCCACTGGCGATTTGTGCACGGTCAACTTTAATACACTACTGAGTGGAAAACAAACCACCGGTACCATGCGTGGCGGGAATACGGATACCATTTATGAAGGTGGTAATACTTCTGGATATCAAAAAAAGTTTGATGAGTTAAAGAAGCATTGGGGTAAAATTGTTACATTGACGCATGAAATGCATAAAGATGGCAGACCGCATCATCACATTGCATACACTAAGTTATTTAAGCAAGACTTGGTATTGAAAGAGGGAATTTCTAGAGAACCAAAGGTCAATGAATATAATATGAAACTAGTAAAACGTACTAATCCAGTGGATATTGAAACCGAAACAGAATAAATGTATCAAAATTACTTTGACAAGTTTTTAGCCATGACTCCGTACTTGGCAATAAGTGCGGACGAGTGGCAGTATATTAAACAAACATTCTCGGTAGATGATATCAAAGAAAGTATGGCGACAATTTGTATGATGTACCCTATTCCTTACAATGATATTAGTGAAGACGATGCGTATAATAGTTATATGCAATTGAAAAGTGTTAAATGGAATGAGAGTACTAAACAACAAGAATGGTTTTCCCGTACAAAAAGTACAGACTATAGTTTATTGTTTGAAGGAACGCCGACGATATTTTCAAAGAGCAATACGGGTAACATGGCTTCAAATTACTTTCAACAAGAGAATCGTTGGAAAGCAAATTCAAATCGGTCACCTGGTCCCGAGAAGACATGGCGTACTAAGAGTACGATGGTAAGTCTGATGGGATCATTGTTTACCTTAAAAGTTCCTCGCATTGATAAGTCTACATTGCGAGGATGTTTACATTTACGTAAATATACGTGTTCGCAATTCAGACCAAATGTAGCAAAATCATTATATGATATGTTCCAATCTAAAAATGTATTGGACTTTTCAATGGGTTGGGGTGATAGGTTGGCGGGATTCTATGCGGGAAACACAACAGAACATTATGTTGGCATGGACCCCAATAAAGATAATCATCCATTATATGAAAAACAAAAAGAATTTTATGTAAAACATAGTAGTTTTTTTGAGAACGATAAAAAAACAACATTTTATGAATTACCCGCCGAAGGGGTTGACTTTTCAGAGTATAATGAGTACTTTGATATAGTATTCACTTCGCCACCATATTTTAATGTAGAACATTATAGTACGGATGACACCCAGAGTTTCAAACGATATAAATCTATTGAAGAATGGAATGAAAAGTTCTTACATCAAGTACTAACGAATATTTATCCAGCATTACGAGTCGGTGGTATTATGGCAATAAACATTGCTGATGTATTTTCTACATCTGGGAAGGGTGGTAAACGGTGGTTAGAAATTACAACTCCCATGAATAATCATTTACAGTCATTGGGATTGGAATATATGGGATCAATCGGAATGGAAATGTCCAAACGACCGAATAGTGCGGGAGCAGGAACGGTGTCACAAGGAAGTGCACCGAACGAGTGGACAGACGATACAATGGACAGAGTAGATAACTCTGTTAATAAAATTTTTGCCGAGCCGCTGTGGCTGTGGAGGAAGGTGTGAACGAAAATACGATTTGGACGGAGCGCTATCGCCCTGATAATCTTGAAAACTATATCGGAAATGATGTGATTCGGGCAAAGTTGGAACAGTATATCCAAACACAGGATATTCCACACCTATTGTTTTACGGAACTGCGGGAACTGGTAAGACGACTGCCGCAAAGATTCTTGTTAAGAACATTGACTGTGATTATATGTTTATTAATGCATCCGACGAACGGGGTATTGATACGGTTCGTGATAAGATTAAGGGATTTGCGTCAACGGTTGGATTTGCTCCATTGAAGATTGTTGTATTGGATGAGGCAGATTTCTTGGGACGAGAAGCCCAACCCGCGCTTCGTAACATGATGGAAGCATATTCCGCATCAACTCGATTTATCTTGACGGCAAATTATCTAGAAAGAATCATTGACCCACTAGTAAGTAGAACGCAGGTGTATAAGCTCACGCCACCGAGTAAGAAGGATGCCGCAAAGAAGTTGGCGGATATCCTAAAAAATGAAAATGTGGAATATGATACAAAGACAATCGCACAGATTGTGAATGCATATTACCCAGACATTCGTAAATGTATCAATACTGCACAACTTCAGACCCGTGATGGAAAACTACAAGTAAGTATTGATGAACTGATTGGACAGGATGTTAAACTAAAGGTCGTAGATGCATTAACCAGTAATTTGACCTTGAAGGATAAGGTTGGTGAAATTCGAAAGATTGTAGCTGACGCACAGATTCAAGACTTCACCGAATTATACAGAGTATTATTTGATTATGTTGAACAATATGCCCCCAATAAAATTTCACAAGCAATTATTGCAATTGGAGACGGGTGTAGGTGGGACAGTCAAGTGATTGACAAAGAAATTAATTTTATAACAGTACTACATACCATTTTAACAAGTTAACGGAGATTTTATGAGCAAGCAACCAATGAATATTGATTTAAGTAACGCGCAGGATGTTACGTGTGAAAGTTGCGGTAACTATACATTTCAAGAAGTAGCGTTGATGAAGAGAGTTTCTGCTCTTGTATCACCCACTGGAAAGGAAGCTATTGTGCCAATCCCAACGTTCGCATGCAATGCGTGTGGATTTATTAACAAGCAGTTCTTGCCGGTCAAGATTGCAGAACAGTCAGAAACTCCGGCAAAGTCTCAGTTGAAGTTAGAGCTGTAATGTGTTAAATAATAACATGCAGGATCTTCAGGGATTTATGTTAGATCAGCGCCAGTCGTCATTGTCTGATCACGGCGTGTATTATTTTTCCAGTGAATTTAACACTAGTACAACGAAAGATGTTATTACATGGATTCTGGATAACAACTTTCAAACGGCTAATAAGTTTGAACATCTGACCCTCATGATTACGAGTTATGGCGGAGATCTTATGTCCGCGTTTGCCTTGATTGATGTTATGCGAGGTAGTAGTATTCCAGTTCATACCGTTGGATTGGGAGTAATTGCAAGTGCAGGATTAATGACGTTTATTGCCGGTACGCCTGGTCATAGAATTATTACGCCAAATACTTCCATTCTTTCGCACCAGTGGTCGGCCGGAACCTATGGAAAGGAGCACGAACTTATTGCAACGCAACGTCAGTTTGATCTTACCACACAGCGTATGATATCTCATTATAAGAAGTGTACAAAGTTGAGTGAGAAAATGATTCGGGAAAAGTTACTGCCCCCACAGGATATTTGGTTAAGTGCAGAAGAAGCACTGGAATACAATCTCACTGACGCAGTTAAGAACCTAAAATAATTGAGTTATACATGACAAAGAAAGCTGAAGTATCTGAAAAGGGAAAGGAGTTATTTGATTTCTTAGCTGCTGTTACTGCTGACCAATCTATGCAGTTTTTTGATGGGTTGACTGATACGGATAAAAAGAAATATAAATATTCCCGATATATTCTTCACCGTTTTCTTTCGATGAATGTGAATTATGCCCCTATCGTGAATGAACTCCAAAAGTATCCAAGCATTCCCGATAGGGCACATTATCAATTTCTCACGAATATTCTTCCCCGTGGGAAACAATATAATAAATATATTAAAGGCAGCAAAGATGAGAAGTATGAAAAGTGGTTGGTAGAATTGGTTGCCAAACATTATCAAGTATCGAAAGTGGAAGCAATTACTTATCTGGAAATCTATTATAACCAAAATAAAAATGGATTGCGGGAATTGTGTGAGATGTATGGGATTGGTAAAAAGGAATTGAAGCAGGTGAAGCTATGACAGATACCGAATTAAAAGAAATTGAAATTAAATGTAATCGGGAAGACATACCTACCTTGGTTGCTTATATACGAAAACTGCACGTTATTCTTGACCAATGTAAAGAAGTATTGTTATGAACTGGCCAGAATACTTTCGTGCAATAGCACATACGGTCAAATTGAAGTCGAAAGATTGGCACACGCAGATTGGCGTGGCCATTGTTGGAAAAGACAATGAAATTGTTTCTACGGGATATAACTCATTTCCTAGAGGAATTGACGACTATAGACTTGAACGACAAGAACGTCCTGAGAAATATTTTTGGATGATGCATGCCGAGCAAAATGCTATTGTAAATGCTGCCCGCATTGGTGTATCCACGAAAGGATGTACAATGTATATGACGTGCGGCATGCCGTGCGCAGATTGTGCCAAGGCAATTATAAACGCCGGTATTGAAAAGATTGTGATTGAACCAAATGGTACGGGTTCTGGCGCAAAGGACGGCATATGGACAGAGCATGGTTTGCGTAGTATTACGATGTTTATTGAAGCGGGTATGACTATTGAATATTATGGAGATAAATCATGAATAGTCCAGTGTCAAGTTCAATCGGTTACACTATGGAAGAAATTTTACAGAATCCGCTGTATATACCTTATTATCCACTTGTGTGGGCAGACGCTAAAGATTGGGGAAATAAAAATGAGTGAAAACGGAAAGGGTGATAAACAGCGCCCATCAAGTGTTGACCAGAAAACATTCTCGGATAATTGGGATACGGCGTTCGGCGACCATGAAAGATGTGAGTATAGTGGATTGCCAACGCCGGTAACCGTGGAGAACATTCAACGAGAAATTACCGAACTGTCAAATAAGTTGAAAGCACAGACGGGGGCGCCGGATGAATACCTTCAAACCATTCAATCTGGAATGTTCTGGGAATTATATCCACACTTAAGTGGTAAGTGGGAATTAGACGCAGCGGAGTGGGGAAGGTTCAATGTTCATCGCTAAAGAAATTGGGAAAACGGAACGAGGAGGCACCTATGTTATTGCACAGGATACCCCCTCGTCATTTCATATTTCCGTTTCGTATGGAAACAATGTTATATATGATTTTATTGAAAATCCGCCAAATATTGAATTCGTAAAAGAAAGCGTTAAAACATTAGAAGAACAGGTAATTGGTATGTATACACCAATTGATGTTATTGCTTAATACGAACCAGAGATAAAGTAGCACAATACTTGACCATTACCGTTTCCGTTAATATTTGATAATGGAACAACTTGCACTAAGTTCCAACTTCCAGATACCGCGCCTGGTATGGTCTGCGCGGTATTAGAACCCAATGCATTTAGCCACGCGGTGTCAATTGCCGAACCGGACGGCATTATTGCGGTAAGATATTTCCATGCCATAAACTGCTCCGTATAATTAAGGTATTAATACTTCCCAGTATAAATAGAATATATTCTCACAAACACTTGACTTTTAATGATAGATTAGGTATATTTAAGAATACTCTAGCAAGGAAGGGTGTATGAAGAATCCCCCAGTATGGCTACCAGCCAGTTTTTATCCGCCAGGATACACCAGAGAACAAGCACTGGAATCGGTTGATATTGGATGGCATGGATTAATCAATAAAGCATTTGATAAGTTGGAATCCATTACCGATATTATTATTGTCATTGACCAAGTAAAGGAAAAGTACGGTGGATTGCGTATTTATACATCGACCATGTACGAAGAATTTGATAAGTTTGTTATTGAATTAGAAACCGAAAGTTATAAGATTTGCGAAACCTGTGGAGAAGCGGGTGAACTCCGCGGCGCCGACTGGTACAAAACCTTGTGTGATGTGCATGCAAATGGCCGCCCCGCTATTAGTCCCTTTTAATATGCCGCGGAAAAAGAAAGACACCACGCCCGAATTGGAATTGAAATTCACGGGCAAGATGAGTATATTAATTGAGCAAGAAAATCATGGGCCAATAGAGTGGCGTGTTAATGACATGGATACCGTCATGGCAGTCGTGCGTGTTATCTTGGATAAGACGGATAATAAAACATCGGTGGATGCATATGATGCCCGTACACAAAAAACCTTTACTAAAATTCTGGATAGTATTGAATGAGCAATAAAATCTCCTACTCACAATATAGCATGTGGGCTAACTGCCCGAAGTCGTGGCAGTTGAAGTACGTCGATGGCCATAGATTGGATGACAGTAGCATTCATACAATTTTTGGTACTGTTTGTCATGAGAGCATCCAAGAATGGCTGGATGTGTTGTATAATCAAAGTGAAACGATGGCGAAAACCATGTATCTTCATGATGGGTTCAAGGAGAAGTTGCTTAATCTCTTCAAGGAAAATACTACAATTGCCGAAAATGGTGAGAAGGTATTTCTTGCTGATAAGAAAACTTTGATGGAGTTCTATGAACATGGGTGTTTGATTTTAACCTATCTACAGGAAAATTATAAGAAGATTTTCCCCACGATTAATACTAAGTTGCATAGTATTGAATATCCACTGGACATGGAAGTTAGATCAGGCGTTCAGTATATTGGATACATCGACGTTGTAACCTATAATGAAGCCACTAAGAAATATGTACTGTATGATTTGAAGACTTCTCGGTCTGGATGGACGCAATCACAGAAAAACGATCCACTGAAGGTTGGTCAGTTGTTGCTCTACAAACGGTTCTTTTCCCAGCAATTGGGTATTGATGAAAAGGATATTAGCGTGGAGTTTATTATTCTGAAGCGCACCATCATGGAAAATAGTCAGTATCATATTCCACGGATTAGTAAGTTTGAACCATCGAACGGCGCACCATCCGTGAATAAAAGTTGGAATAGTTTTCAGCAATTCATTAATACGTGCTTTGATGAAAATGGACAGTATATCACAGAACAACTTGCAACGCCCAGTAAAGACGCATGTCGCTGGTGCAAGTTTCGTGATAAGAAGGAGTTGTGCGCATTGGGTGTGTCTAAATAAGCACATTATAATAAATTAGGTACATCCGATATAAATAATATATAATACAAACCCCCTTGACAAATCCTCTATGATAGTGTATATTTAAGTATACTCATCATGGGGGATTTTTGTATGAACACCAGAACCATTACCATTAAAATTCCGAAGTGGGTTCCCACACGATATCAACTTCGTGCATGGAAAAAGAAACTGTATGTATTCTTTGTTCCGTATCGGTGTCATTCGTGTAACTGCAAAATTCCTGACCGATATGGGTCATATGTAAAACAGAAAACGGGCACACATCCATTAGGATATAAAAATGTGTGTACTGATTTGGTTATCAAGTCGTCTAAATCATGGTGTAGAAACTGCACAAAAGAATATATTCACCAATTAAATTTACCGATTGGGCAGTGCACGATGTGTGAGAAACAGAATACCGCCATTATGGGGTATCATTATAATAAGGATACCAAACAGGTTATTACATTTTTCTGGCATTGGTGGAACGGTAGTAAATTTTGTTTAGAGTGCGTTGATGATTTGTTGGATACCGGAACCTTTTCAAAAACATACTAAATGTATAATAAAGTAAATAATTTAGAATATCAATACCAGATACAAGAAATGACTCTAACAGATAAAGCACTGACCGCACTCATTCCAACATACACTGCGATAATACTTATGGAAAAAGAATTATACAAACTCTGTTACATTGAAAATAACTTTGCCTACTTCACTACCCAAGACCTTGACAAGCAGTGGGGCGATGATTGGGATGATACTCCCTATGAACATAATGCTGGAGAACCCTACACACCACATATCCGATATTATGCTGATGGTCGCACCGAGAAGATTCCTGAGTATTGGAATGAGAATGGATCGCCGAAGTGGGAAATTATGAAGATTGCCTTTTATTGTCCAACGGCAGGAACTCCCGCACAGATGTCAGGAAGTAATAGCAAGTATTCAGTGCAACAGATTAATGAAGGACTGATTCCGTGGGTAACCGTGCATCCCCAGAAATGGTTGTTTGCGGGAGCAAGTATTGACGAGTTTGTGCAGTTTATTGAAGACGCTGGTGGTGAAATCTTTTTTCCTAAATCCTTGCTACAAATTAACTAAGGTATAATCTATGAAATATCTTCTTATGGTACTGGTATTCGCTCTCACTGCGTGTTCATCCCCAAAGGTAACTTCTACCTATGAAGTCATGTGTCCTATGAGTATGCTACACGTCAAGGTAGATACTATTACGGGATATCATTACGCCTACTACAAAAGTAGACTCTCAATCTATGCTGGTCCGGATAATTGGCGAGAATATCCAATCACCTGTGTTGTTACACAACTCAATAAAAAATAATTATGACTACCGCATGGATTATGTTTTATAACAATGGTGAAGTTGTGGTTGATGTGACTATTAAGTTTGGTGTTGAACATAGATACCCATACGGCGAATACTATATTACCCCGAGATATGGAAAGGTGCCAGTGGATAATGTGATTGAAGTACGAGATGCTGCTATGGAGGAATAATGAAATGTCCTGAATGCGTGAAAAATAATCAAAAGAGCACCGTGTCAGTTGGGATGAGTATGACTACGTTAATGTATTGTGCGCCATTTTATGATGAAGCGGGACGCTTCCATAGTCATAACCCAAATACAACAACCACTCAATATTCATGTTCAAACGGACATCGGTGGAGTGAATCGGTTAAACCTAAGTGTTGGTGTCAGGAGTAAATATGGAAAATCTTGATGATGATGATTATCCGACTGATGCAGTATTAGATAAAATTACGAATTGGTCGTACACGGATAAGTTTGTTCATTTAATGGAATTTGTAAAGGATATTTGGTGGGCCGCAGATTGGGGGTGGCAGGAGTATAATACCAAAGATTATAACAACCGCCATGAAATTACATACGACATTTCTACAGGCGGGTGGTCTGGCAACGAAAGTATTATTAATGCCCTTCAAGATAACAGATTGTTTTGGATGTTTTGTTGGGAGCAAAGTAAACGTGGTGGGCATTATAGATTTAAAGTATTAAGGGAGAATTAAATGTTTCTAAAACACAAATGATATTTATATATGTGAGGATTGTTAACGGCCTTCTTCGCACATATAACAAAATTACCCCTATAAGTAAGCCCAAGGTGCCGTTAACACTTTGGTGACTGAAAGTAGGGGTTTTGTGTTTTGGAGTAAGATATGCAACCATATACCTATTATTTGTATCACAAACCAACGGGCAAACATTACTATGGCGTAAGAACGGCAAAAGATTGTCATCCGGATGAATTGTGGAAAACTTATTTTTCAACTTCAAAAATCGTAAAATCATTACGAGAACAACATGGTGATGATTCATTTGAGTATGAAGTTCGTAAATTATTTGAAACCTCAGAAGATGCGCTATCATGGGAAACAAAATTCTTAACACGAATTGATGCAGCGTCTAAAGATGAATGGTTAAATCGTCATAATGGCGGTAAGAATTTTTGTACGACGGGCATTCCTTCGTGGATTGTTGGAAAAACGCACAGTGAACGGACACGTAAAAAGATATCGGAAAAAAGAAAACCTTATGTTGGAGAAAAACATCCGATGTATGGAAAAACTCACTCGGAAGAATCTAAGCAAAAAATGGCAATCAATAGAGAAAAAAAGTTAGGTAAAGATAATCATTTTTATGGTAAACAACACTCAGCGGAACTTAAAAAATATATTTCTGAACTCAATAAAGGCAGACCCTCTCCAAGAAAAAATGTTGTATTATCCGATGAACAACGAAAAAAACAATCTGATAGTATGAAAAATAAACTGAATATTGTGTGTCCACACTGTAATAAAGAGGGAAAGCCCAGTGGTATGAAACGATATCATTTTGATAATTGTAGATTAAAACCAACACCTTGACAAACTGCTTTCTTTTAGTTATATTTAACTTAACCCTATTAAGGAGAGTACTTGGAAAACCCAATGGTTAATTATAAGAAAATTAATAAGGAAATTCTGAGCAATCATTATAACGTGCGGGATGAATATAAGAATAACACGCTACAAGAAAACGTAAACATATGTAAAGCAGACCGACTTCCTTTCTCGGTGGGAATGATTAACGTAACCGGAGAACTTAACGTGGGAATGGCTCTGCGTTCGGCGTCTTTGTTGGGAGCAGAAAACTTTTATATCTTCGGACGCAAAAAGTTTGACGCTCGTTCCACGGTTGGTGCGGAAAACTATATCAATGTTGTTCAATATGTGTTTGATGACCCGATAAATTCCGACGAAGATATCTATCAGAAGGTTGTAGATTTATATTTGGAGAAGCATGATATTGTGTTGTGTGAACATGGTGGAGCGCAATTGGGAACTTTTTCGTGGGCGAAACTCATTGAGGATAGTCATGGATTTATGGTTGACGGAACGTTAATCAAGGCAAAAGATTATAGTAAGTATACTCCATTGTTCTTGTTCGGTAGCGAATCTTTTGGAACACCCAAATGCCTTCTTGAAAATCATAGTTTTATAAAAGTTAGCATCCCCCAGCGTGGTGTACTTAGAAGTTTTAATGTGAGTGCCGCTATGAATCTAATCGTGTGGGATTACATTAAGGAGACGCATCTATGACTCATGGTAAGTCAGTCAATTGGATATCTATTGATGAAGCAGAAAATATTCCGAATAATATTGCGGAAAAACTTTTTACATCCGGAATAATTCCTTCACGCCATCTAAACCTAGCGTCATCAATCAGTTTCCCCAGATATGTAGGGTATTGGCAACATGGCAACACAAGTCTTGCCATGACGAAGAAACCCCGATGGCTTACCCGTGTCATGATGCGGTTGGTATTTGAAACTACATGGAAAGACAACACGGAGAAATAAAATATGAATACACTTATGCAAATCATCACGCTTCAAAACGCTACATTTAACCAATGGGCATGGATAATCGGCACGATAATTATCTTGATTTTGATTGGTATGAATTGGGAAAATTATGCACACGACGAGCCAGAAGTTCCTATTACTCTGGGTATCCTTGCGTTTTTCTGGCCATTTTGTTTGTTAATGGTATTACTTGTGGGAATTGTGTACTTTCCTATTTGGATTGGTAGACAACTTGCTAAATTTAATAAGGAGAAGGTATGACTTACTACTGTGAAGAGTGTCAAAATAGTGTTAACTTTAATCATGATTGTGTGATAGATAAAATCTCTCGTCAAGACATGGGAAATGCATTTAATACATGGTTGGGTGAGCAACCAACCTCTAAAGAATCCTATATGAACCCACAAGGATATGTTGACCCAACAAGCAAGTATTACATTGACCGCATGTGGGAAGAATATCATAAGGTTAAGAGCGATTTGGCAGCAGTAAGGATTGACGCATCAAGTGCGTGGCAAGAATATCATAAGATGAAGGAAGAACTTGCTGACACCAAGAGTAAGTTGGGACAGATGGATGATTACGTTAATGAAGTCTTAAAGCCTGAATTAGCAGAAGCCAAACTTAAGTTGAAGATGGCACAGAGTGCGTGGGACGAATTGGATAAGTCTCATGCCGCCCGTGCGAAGTTACATGATGAATTGATTATTGCGGAAGGGCAACGTGACCAATGGAAGATGAAATACGAAGCGGCTGTAGAGTACAACCTCCAATTACGTGCATACAACGAATCATTGGTTCCATTGATTGAAGCGGCACAGGAACTAGAAAACAGTTATCATGATATCTATGTGGTAAATAAGGTGCGGCAAGCCAGTAAGAATATTAGAGAAACATGGGAAGATACTAGAGCGAGGTGCTCATGAAAAACGGAGAGTATACAATGATCGTACAGAACTTTCGCAAAAAGCCCGTCGTGATTCAGGCTGTGCAACTCACAAACGACAACGTGCTAGAGGCGTTCCGCTGGTGCGATGCAATGGAGTGGAGCACTGATCCCGCTGAGTTGAAGATCAAGACACTGGAAGGTGTGATGACTGCCAGCGAGGGTGACTACATCATCTGTGGTGTCAGTGGAGAGTTCTACCCGTGCAAGCCTGATATCTTCGCAAAGACATATGACGTTGGCCCAGACACCGCCGTACTGGCGGAACGAGTAGAAGCGGTAGTTCAAGAGTTTTACGGGCAGAGTATGACAGAAGACGAAGGATTTATTGCACCTGACTTTTTTGGGATGGCTCGTGAGATACTCAATCTTCGTGCCGAGCGGGATCAGGCGCGGGCCGAGCGGGATGCGCTGCGTACGGAGGCCATCATGGCCCGCATCCGGGGTGGCCCGTCGCCGGCCGCCGGCTTTACGGCGGCCGGAATCGCACGGCTGGCCGCAGCCGAAGCAGACGGACATGCGTTTGCGGGGGATCGTCGGTGACGACGACCATCACGTTGCGATAGCCGCCGCTTTATCCGCGCTGGTGGTGCAGCCGACGACCGGAGAGAGTATTGAGAAGAGATTGTGCGGCTGATCCTCAAACATTTTAACAGCGCCGTGCGGAAGGCGCGCAAGGAGGCACCATGATGAAAGACGCAACAAACGATATCACCGAACTTCGTAGACGAGTAGCAAAGGCAAAAGAATTGTCTGGTGGATATGATAACCGTGGTAATCATGTGCTTGGTGCATTTCTCACGGGAATCTTACAGGAATACGATAAAGTCGTCAATGAAAACATGGAACTAAAACATCAAATCAATGAACTACAATTACAAGTTGGTGATTGGAAAGATGCTGCCGAACAAACAATTGCTGCCGCACGAGGTACAATGATTGATGCAGCAGGTGAACGACAACTGCGTGAACTGGTAGAAGAGCGCACAGAATTATGCAAAACAGTAGCGTTCTTCGCATCAGTTATTAAGAGCGGAGAATCGTGGAGTGATACCTGTCAAACAATGTACAACAATACAATTATACACTTACCGTCACGAAAATGAAAGTTAGCGAACTGATTACCAAACTCCAAGAGTTAGACCAAGATAAGATGATTGTGATTAATGGATATGAAGGAGGATGTGATTTTCCTGCCTCGTTAGCAAAAGCACATATTGTTCTTAACCAAAATACAGAATGGTATTATGGCAAGCATAATTACATACATCAGTGGGCAACGGGAGCAACTATCAGAAAACCACCACGCGGCACCGAATATGCAGACGACGAATGGAACGCTTATCTCTTAGAAAGAAGTAACAATGCTTGACCCATTACATAAACTCTATCGTCGTCTACTGGCGATTGACATAGACACTACTTATATTGGAAATTATCCGTGGGTATATTTGCATATGGTGAACGGAAAGCGTGTTATGGAAAAGTATATGGCAAAACACGGATTTACGATTGCTACCGTATCGGCTGGTGGCGAGATTAAATTAACCGATACAAAGAAAATCTTTGAAATTATTAGGAAATACCGATAATACCTATTATATAGTATTTAAAATACCCCACTTGACAACGGTGGGGTATTGTGTTATATTTAAGTATGATGAAAAATAACCTCTTTAACTCGGATAATGATTAAGACTACCCAACACTCTAGTTACTGGCTTGATGACGATCTGTTTGATAACGCTCCCGATGAGCAGACAACAGATTTGCAACGCATCACCAGACTCAGTGCCGTGCGCCGTGGTATTGCCAATTTCGTATCAATTCTGAGCGGGAAGAATGTCCCCGTACATTTTTCCAGTGGAAAGGAATCGTACACAGATGGTACACAGGTTATTATTTCTGCCGACGAAGATATTGATAAATTCGATGTAATGGTTGGATTGGCATTACATGAGGGTAGTCACATTCTATTGTCCGATTTCTCACTGTTGCAGACCCTAAAGCGTTCGGTGGAAGATCAATTGCGATATCGTGGTCCTCATATCCATTGGAACACGGGCACGAAGGTAACGGAAGCAAAGTCTGGAAATGTCTTTACTGACATTCTCCATCCCGATATTGTAAAGTTGCTGCCCGATTATCCGGCAAAAATTGGTATGTATCTTGATGCAGAGTCTCCGTATTGGAAGGCATCGTTGCAGGTGTTGGATGATCTTAAATTCTTGATGAATATTTTGGAAGATCGCCGCATTGATAACTATGTGTATAAGAATGCAATGGGATACCGCCCCTATTATCAGGCGTTGTATAACAAGTATTTTTACACAAAAGAAATGGGAAAGAATCTTCGGTTCAATCCAAAGTTTCGTGAACTAACGGTAGAGAATTATATCACTCGTTTGTTGTATTGCATTCATCCTGCCGCAGATTTCGATGCAATGCCCGGCCTGCGTGCACTGATTAATCGTATGAATTTGAATACGATTGATCGGGTTGGTCCTGAGCACGATCCTTATGAAATCGTAGACGGTAACAAGCGTCCATTGTGGCTGACGACGGGCACGTATGATGCTATGCCGATTCTGTGGAAGGAAGCAAATGTATTGTATGCACATATTCTAAAGTATGTGGGTATGGTTACTTATGAACCCAATAAGGAACCTTCGCAGAATCCTATGAATGATATTATCCAGCAAAAGTCGTCGGCGCTTGATGGACTACCAGACCTTGATGGGGCGCCTGGCATGGGTGATATGGAGCCCGTTCCTGTTGAAAAGGATACAAAGGGTAAGGGTAGTAAGCAAGTTGAAGTGGACGGTAAGTTTAACGAAAAGGCAGCACGGAAGGAATTGGAAACTGCTAAGAAAGTGTTGGAGGGTGATATCAAGAAAAAGAAATTGTCCAAGGCCGATGCGGAAGCAGTAACTGCGTTGGAAGAGGCAGATGCCAAGATGGTCGATATTACTGGTGAAGGCGTTCCGTTTGGCAAGTGCATGGTTACCAGAAAAATGACGGACGAACTTATGCGCCAAGATTGGTTTATTTTCAAACGATATGGATGGGATCGCAACCTTAATGATGACCGGTCTGACGCCTCTATTGCAGCAGGAAAGCGTATGGGACAAATTCTAGTGCATCGGTTGCAGGTGCGTAATGATCCAATGATTACCAAGCAAACGAGATTACCGCAGGGTGGATTGGATCGACGGTTACTGGCACAGTTGGGTATGGATATTACCTCAGTGTTTCAGAAGTCTCGCACCGACATTCATAAACCCGCCATGTTGCATCTTACACTGGATGCATCGGGTTCTATGAGTGGAAGAAAGTGGGATAAGGTTCGGTCGGTGGCAGTTGCACTAGCCTATGTTGGTTCGAAACTCCGCAATGTGGATACTGTGGTATCTATTCGCGGCGGCAACGAGATGCCAATTGTATCAGTTGTATATGATTCTCGGCGTGATCAATTGTCACGATTTCTTAGGTATATGCGGGTGTTGGACCCTGCGGGAGCAACGCCAGAAGGATTGTGTTTTAAGGCAACGTTGGATCTTATTATGGAATGTAAGGATACGCACGATGTATACTTTATTAATTTCAGTGACGGCGAACCATCATTTGGATATTCTGAAAAAACAGCTGCAGGTAAGAAAGGTAGCCGGAGAAAATCGTATGGCGGAGCCTACTTCAGTTATACCGGAGAAACCGCCGCCAAGCATACGAAAATGATGGTACAGCAATTGCGTGACTCTGGGATTAAGGTATTAAGTTATTTTATTAGTGAAGGAAGTTACATTCCTGCATATTCAACATTTAAGAGTATGTATGGAGAGGATTCGCTATCAGTTAATGTCCAAAATGCTACCGAAGTATTACGCACCCTTAATTCTAGATTACTGGTTAGGGGTTGACAAATAGGTGGGAATGTGTTATATTACAGAAGGTTCAATAATCAATCATTTTTCGGAGAGTAAAACAGTGACTAAGGTCAAGCATACGCAGGTAGAAATCGTGGTGGCATTGAATGATGCAGAGATTCCAGTGAATCAGTTTGGTGATACGGTTGATCTGGCAGCACACAAGATTCGTCACCTGCGTAAAAATGGTGGGTGTTATCGTATGATTACCACAAAGACGGGCGGTACGCAGTTGCGTCATGCAGAAATGAGCGTATTCGATGCACTCTCAAAGAATGCAATTCCGCTGGACGTAACCGACAATCGTTCGGATGAAGTGCATGAAGATATTGAAAAGTATCTGGCGGAGAGTATTGACCTTCGCCCGTCCAATCTCATCATTTCCGATTTGAAGTGGAAGTATCTGATGCGTTCGGTGGTTCGTGGCAAGAACATTATGATGACCGGCCCGTCTGGTTGCGGCAAGACGCTGGCAGTCCAGAGTGTTGCGAAAGCGTTGAATGGCCGTCCATTCTTTTACTTCAATCTTGGCGCCACCACCGATCCTCGCTCGTCTCTGATTGGTAATACCCATTATAGTAAGGAAAAGGGAACTTTCGTGGCAGAGGCATGGTTCTGCCAGGCCATTCAGAAAGAAAATGCCATCATCATGATTGACGAGTTGACGCGCGGAACTTCTGACGCATGGAACATTCTCATCACGGTACTTGACGAAAACCAGCGATATCTCCGAATTGACGAGAAGCCTGATACGCCGACCATCAAGGTTGCGAAGGGCGTGACATTTATCGCCACGGCAAATATCGGTAGTGAGTATACCGCCACCCGTGTACTTGACCGAGCGATGATGGATCGGTTTACGGCAATCGTTGAAATGGAACCACTGTCGGTTGAGAATGAACTGAAGCTGATTAACATGACCTACCCGAATCTTCCAGAAGTATCGGCTCGGGCAATTGCTGAAATTGCTGGAAATACCCGAACGCAGGTTCGTTCTGATGATCCGAAGGTTACCACTTCAATCTCTAGTCGTCTCACGGTAGAAATGGCCGGATTGATTTATGATGGATTCAGTTTGGCAGAGGCGGCCGAGGTGTGCATCTATCCGTTCTTCTCGGACGCCGGTGGTGCAGATTCGGAACGCACCTACATGAAGCAGTTGGTTCAGAAGTATATTCCAAGCATTCTGAACACTGGTAACGTGTGGGATAACCTTCACGCTTCGACGCAGGTGCCAGCGTCTGGCATGTGGAATGCGATCTAATGGGAAAAACCTATAAAGACCAGAATAAGTGGGATCGTAAGCGTAACAAGCGCGATGAAGATCCCGTGAAGGAACCACGAAAGACGGCAAAGAATCGACTTGATGAAATTATTCCCCCCGATGACGAACTTGCTCCCTATGAGGAATATGACTATGAGGATTACCGATAATGGAAAATATGACTACCGAAGAACCCTCTGGAAAAGATTTTGTATTCTGGGTAAACGATGCCGCCGGTGGGCGGGGCGGATATTCCTATCAGGCAGTTGGACTAGGAGACTTTCTTCAAACGATTGTTGATTCTGGTGAAACTCCAGTTGGTATCAGAATTGAAGTGGGTAGTAACAATGTAGAAGTTATTGTTGCGGATGATTTTATTAACAGTTTAAAGCCCATGACTGAGGACGTATAAGACATGACGCACTACAAGTATGATGCGTTAACGCTTACAGCCAGTAATTACAATAGAAAACTTAGTATTGAGCTTCCAATGGATAGTGATTCACACGAATTATTTGATGCATTTAAAGCACTTATGGTGGGATTGACATTCTGTGAAAAAACCTTTGACGTTGCCGTGACGCAATATTTTTACGAACACGGATTAGACAAGGATGGGTGAACTTTATGGCAATTCATGATGATAACTGGACTAATGAATTTAAAAAGATAGATGCAGTAAAAGACATTTCAACATTTCCATTAATCTGGTTTATTGTGATGTCCGCATGTCTATATGTGCTCGGGACACAGATGTATCAACTTACAATTTCAAATCCAGTACAAGTTATTCGGGTTTCATTGGTGTCGGGTGGCATTGTAATGTTTGCAATTGCGGTAAAGGCGGCACTTAAACTGTATGTAAGGAATATGAAGTGACACAAATTTGGATCGTCGAAGATGAGAATCAAAAAATTATAGGGGCTGAACTTGATCCGGTGAAAGCAATTATGAGTGCATTCCCATCAGTAGAATATGTTGGAAAAGAATCCAGAGACAATATGTTATTGTTTGCACTTCAAACTAAAAATCTCCGACACTATACATTTGGTCAATATACACTACGACCACTAAATGTTGTTCATACACGATACGAAATTATACCGTAATGCACACGAAAGCAAAAGAATTCCTCACACTGTTTTTCATTCAGATATTATCGTATAGTATTCTGAAGGTGAACTATCGTGCGGTTGCTGATGCCCACTATGCTACCGCTGCTCTTAGTGATTTTATGATTGCCACTATGAGTTTTTTTGTTATTCGGAAAATTGCACAAAACACGGATGCAATTCACCAGTGGGCCGGATACGCATTGGGTAGCGTGGTTGGTAGTTATTTAGGCATTTGGATATCTTCAACATTTTTAGGTGGGTAACAATATGATTTGCATTTTGGGGGATATTCACGGTGATGTTCGGGAACTTCGTAACGCTATTGCCGAAGCAGAGGATTCGGGTGCTGTCGCACTTATCCAAGTAGGGGATTTTGGATTGATGCAACATAGTGGCAATGATGCGGGATTCCATAGAGTATGCAAGGAAGCAAAACTTCCCGTATACTTCATATGCGGTAATCACGACGATTGCACTCGGTGGACGGAATTATCAGAAGTTACACGCATTTGGGATGATGCTAATTTGTTTTACATTCCTCGCGGTATGGTCATGGAAATTGATAATCGCACAATTGCGTTCATGGGTGGCGCAGCAAGTATTGATAAAGAATATCGTCTGCGTAATCATTGGCACTGGGATGAAAGGGAGAACATCAGTCCCTACGAAGTATTGCGTATGATGGATAATGCAAAGGACAAACACATTGATTTGTTCATTACACATTGTCCGCCGAATAGTGTCATCAACGAACACTTTGACCCTAGAGGAAAGTTGCAGTTTGGTGTGGGATTAGATTGGCATGACCATAACCAAGATATCATTGAAAACATTTGGCATGCGATTGGAACGCCAAACATATATTCTGGTCACATGCACAGAACTGTAGAAGGAATGACGTATCGTATTTTGGACATTAACGAACTATTGGCGGTGTAATATGAAACTACCAAAAATTACAGAAAAGCCGTGGGGCAGTGAAACATTGTGGGCCCACACGAAACATTATGTAGGAAAGATTTTGAAGGTGAATGCAGGAGAATCATTGAGTATTCAGTATCACCACTTCAAAGATGAAACGATGTATGTGTTATCTGGTACGGGGCATATTAACTTTTATATTCTTGAAGATGCACAGCCAGTACTCGTTAATAAACAATTTGTGGTTCCAGGTGATTCCATTCACATTGCACCAACGCAAGTTCATAACGTGGAAGCAATTTCGGATATACAAATTTTAGAAGCATCAACTAACCACTTGGATGATTTGGTCCGAGTACAAGACAAATATCATAGAGACTAACATGGGAATTCAAAGCGTAGATGTTATCGTAGACTGCCAACATGGCGATACCGGTAAAGGGAAAGTGGCCCATCACCTTGCCAAATCCGGTTTTTATGATATTGTACTGCGATATAATGGCGGTAGTAATGCGGGACATACCGTATATCATAACGGCGAAGTAATTGTCACACATCAGGTTCCTATGGGTGTTCTCCACGGCATCACCAGTATCATTGGTCTGGGATGTGTGGTGCACATCGGTAAATTGATTGAGGAAATTCGTGCGTTAAATACTGTCGGAATTGATACGAAGAACTTAATTAAGATTGATAAACGAGCGCACGTGGTCACCGATCAACACATACACGATGACAAAACGGACAGTATCATCGGTACGACGGGACAAGGCATCGGTCCCGCCTACCGTGATAAGTATGGTCGCACTGGTATTCCTATCGGTAAGATGGATGTGTCTCAGTATCAGAATTTGTTTGAAGTAATTGATATCTATGATTATTTATTTGTCCACGATGACAAGTATAATATTTTATGTGAAGGGGCACAGGGATTTCATTTAGATATTGATTGGGGAGAATATCCGTATGTTACTTCGTCGCATTGTACAGTGGGATCAGTGTGCTTAAACGGTATCCCTCCGCACAAGATCCGCAAAGTATATGGGGTCATGAAGGCATATGAAACCTATGTGGGAAACAATAAGAACTTTACAAACCAAGACGACGATGTATTAAAGACCATTCAATTGGTTGGGCAGGAAGTTGGAGCAACTACTGGTCGGCCTCGCCAAGTCAATTGGGCAAACTTGGATAATGTTATTAAGGCAATGCATATTAATGGCGTCACGGATTTAATCATTAATAAGGTAGATATTCTACGGCAAGTAAACAAGTTTGCCGTTATTGATGATGGCATGATTAAAACCTTTATGAACTATTATGATTTTAATCGGTATGTAAATGCAAGAATGTATGATTCAAATAATCGTGGATTAAAAATTACATGGTCACAAACCCCAGATGGCATTTAAAAAATGAATGTTTGGTGAAGTAGGATGATATATATTCTGTAGAACTCACTAGAAGAGATTATTATGAATAAATCAAAATATACAACCATACAAATTCGTAGAGAAATTAATGAGCATGTCCGAAAACTCTGTAAAGAACGTGGCTGGTTAGCCTCCACGTTTACAGAGAATTATTGGCTGAGTGAAATCTCTGCAAGTATGTCTGGTAGTTTAACAGTTTAACGAGAAATATTATGTCGGCTATTTTAAAGGGATTATTACAACCACAAATACTAGGCGTATTACAAAGTTATGGGTCAGAAACATATACAGGCCCGCCCAATCCCGCCGTCGCTCAGGCATTGTTTGCAGATAAGTTAGCAACTGCAATTGCAACGGCGATGCAACAATATTTATTATCGAATGTAACTGTTATACCCGGAATTCCGGTAGTTACCGCGGGTGGCCCAACGAATCAAGTAGGAGCTACCACAGCTCCTGGAATATTACAAGCACCATAAAAGAGGATTTATAAATGAAGCAATGGTTACCAAAAGAACAGCGTAAGAAAATTATGCTAATGTCTGATGACATCCGAGTTCATTCGGGCATTGGAGTTATGTCTAGAGAAATCGTAGAACAAACTGCTGGTGTTTTTAATTGGATTCAAGTGGGTGCCGCAGTGAATCACCCAGAAGCAGGAAAGCAAATTGATATTAGCGCCGAGGTAGCAAATGTTACAGGTGTTGCTGATGCATCTGTCCGTATCTATCCACAAAATGGGTATGGCACTAGTATGGTGGTTCGGCAGTTATTGGAAACTGAAAAGCCCGACGCTATTCTACACTTCACAGACCCTCGGTACTGGGTGTGGCTCTATCAAATTGAACATGAAATTCGTCAGAAGATTCCTATGTTGTTCTATACCATCTGGGATGATTTGCCGTACCCAAAATATAATAAGAACTTTTATAAGTCTGATGACGGATTATTTTGCATTAGTAAGCAAACCTATAACATTGTCAAGCAAGTATTGGGTGAGGATGCTAAGGATAAGGTTATTACCTATCTTCCACATGGCATTGATCATGTGAAGAAGTTCTACCCGATTGCCGAAGATAATGTAGAAGGACAGACATTGATGAATAATGTCAAGGAAGGTATTTTAAATAATCAAGAAGTAGATTTCGTGGTATTTTATAATGCACGCAATCTCCGTCGCAAGATGACTTCAGATGTATTACTTGCCTACGACCATTTCTTATCGCAACTTCCAAAAGAAAAAGCAGACCGTTGCCGCATCGTCATGCATACCGCACCAGTAGACGAGAATGGAACAGATCTTCCCGTTGTTATTCGTGATGTCGTGCCGAATGTGAAAGCAGTCTTTAGTAATCAGCAAGTTGATGCAAGTGTGCTGAATGCTTTATACAATGTTGCTGATGTTACGATTAATCTCGCAAGTAACGAAGGATTTGGGTTAGGTACGTGTGAAAGCATGTTGGCAGGAACGCCGATCATTGTCAACGTCACGGGTGGACTACAAGATCAATGTGGATTCAAGAATGATGCCGGTGAATATCTTGACGCAGAAAAAGATTTCACGTTTGAATGGGGCAGCAATCACGATGGTCGTTTCCGCAATCACGGTGAATGGGCATTCCCATGTTATCCAACGTCAAGAGCATTGCAGGGGTCACCACAAACTCCGTACATCTTCGATGATCGGTGTGATTGGAAAGATGCCGGCAATCATATACTTGAACTCTACAACATGACACGTGAAGAACGGAAACGCCGTGGTTTGTCCGGCCGTGAGTTTGCAATGGGGCCAGGCATGATGACAGCAGAAAAGATGGGTGAACTATTTATAGAACATATTAATACAGCGTTGGAGAATTGGACTTCACGGGAACGTTATACTTTAGTGAAGGCGTAATATGAAACGCGCATTAGTAACTGGAATAAATGGTCAAGATGGCTCGTACATGGCTGAATTTCTTCTTGATAAAGGATATAAAGTATATGGGATGGAACGTAGAGTCTCTGTAAAAAATAGAGAGAATACCAATCATCTAGAATTACATCCAAACTTTCAATTCATTATCGGAGACTTATCGGATCAAAATTCACTACTACGGTGCATAAAAACGTCAAACCCCGAAGAAATATATAATTTTGCAGCACAATCTTTTGTGGCAGAAAGTTGGAATACGCCAGAACAAACTAGTGATATTACCGCTCTCGGCGTGTTACGAATGTTAGAAGCTATTCGTGAGTATGGTAAACCTATTAAATTCTACCAAGCATCATCCAGTGAAATGTTTGGTAGAATGGTAGAAAATCCTTCTAGAGAAACTACGCCATTTTATCCACGTTCGCCATATGGAGTTTCTAAGCTATATGGCCATTGGATTACAAAAAACTATCGTGAAAGTTATAATATGTTTAATGTGTCTGGGTTGTTGTTCAATCATGAAAGTGAACGCCGTGGGTTGGAATTTGTTACTCGTAAGATTACACACGGTGTTGCCCGAATACATCTTGGATTGGATACCCATATAGAACTGGGTAATTTGGATGCGGGTAGAGATTGGGGATATGCACCAGACTACGTAGAAGCAGCGTGGATGATGTTACAGCAAGAAACACCAGATGACTTTGTGATTGCTACGGGCGAAGTTAGAACCATCAGAGAATTTTTAGATGCGGCGTTCAGTAACGTGGGAATTAATACTTGGGATTCGTATGTTAAAATAAATCCAAGATACATTCGTCCCGCCGAAGTTGAAGTATTGTGTGGAGATGCAAGTAAAGCCAAAAATGTACTTGGATGGAAACCAAAAACTCCGTTTGATGTGTGGGTAAAGAAAATGATTAATCATGATATTAAAAAATTAGAGGTTACATTATGAGTATAGAACAAAAACCGCTGTGTGTAGTAAGAGCGCCCTGTGCGACTCGTAGCGGATACGGCGATATGAGCCGTGATATTATTCGTCACCTTATTGAATACGATAAGTTTGATGTGAAAGTTCATAGCGTGAATTGGGGTGATACACCCATGAATGCCTTGGATGAAAATGATCCAAAGGATAAAATAATTCTAGATAGAATTATTCGTGAGAATATCAATAAGCAACCTGACTTGTTTGTTTCTATTACCGTTCCAAACGAATTTGAACCGATTGGAAAGTATAACATTGGTATTACTGCGGGTATTGAAACGACGGCGGTATCATCGCAGTGGATTGAAGGATGCAATCGTATGAATGCAATCTTTACAATCTCCGAACATTCCAAGAATGTATTCATGAATAGTAAATATGGATACAAAACTCCACAGAATACGCAAGGAACTCTGGAACTATCAAAACCCATTGAAGTCTTACACAATTGCATTGACACGAATATCTTTGGGAAGAAAGCACCGATGGACGCAGGATTTACGAAAATGCTGAATAGTATCCCAGAGTCATTCTGTTTTGCATTCGTTGGGCATTGGTTACGTGGGGAATACAGCGAAGATAGAAAGAATGTGGCAGTATTAATTAAACTGTTCTTGGAAACATTCAAGCAAATTACAGACAAGCCACTGCCCGCACTTATTCTTAAAACAAGCAGCGCAGGATTTTCTATTTTAGATCGTGAAGAAATTCTCACCAAGATTCAACAGTTAAAGGATTCTGTTACTTTGACAGGAACACAGAAACTTCCAAATATATACTTGTTACACGGTGAATTGACTGAGAAGGAAATGAATACGTTGTATAACCATAACAAGGTTAAGGCACATGTGAGTTTCACAAAGGGTGAAGGATTTGGTCGTCCACTCTTGGAAGCAAGTGTGAGTGGTAAACCAGTTATTGCAAGTGGTTGGAGCGGTCATATGGACTTCTTACGAGTAGATGAGGCGGTGTTAGTGGGCGGTGAACTCACGAATGTGCATCCGAGTTCTGTGTGGGAGAATGTTATTATAGCAGAATCGCAGTGGTTCACCGCAGATCCGCAGCAATGTGTAAATGCTATGGCGGCGGTATTCATGGATTACACCACGTTTAAGAATAAAGCATATAACACCGCTGACCGTAATCGCAAGCAATTTTCGTATGAAAGTATTCAAAAGAAAACGTGGGAATTATTGGACAAGTATGTTCCCGAGTTTCCAACGCAGCGTACATTGGTATTACCTAAATTAAATAAGATTGACCTTCCTAAACTCAACAAGGTTGAATAATGGCATTACGGAGCGAACGAAAGTTTATATCAAAAGGTAATATACAATCCGGTATGCTTGTAGAATTTTCATATAAAAAAATTAAAGATGGGAACACTGGAAAGTATATGGTATTGGTGATTGATCCTAATAAAAAGAATGAATCAACAACCAAAGATCAATTGCATGGATTGCTGGTGGATGATTTGTCGGACATGGATCTTGTTAGGATATCAACGGAATTTGGGCAAACATTTAATTATAACGCAGATGATAGGTCGAACCCAATAACAAATTTACAATCCGGTGAGGCTTACTCTCGATATACCGCATCAACTATGAAAAATGATCGTCGATATAGAACCTTCGTAGTAGATAATATTTCTAGTTTACAACAGATTTTAATCGGAGAACTTGAATGACCGATCCATTTGGAGTGTGTTTAGAACCAGAGTGTCATGATGAACCAAAGTTGCCATCCATTGGTGATATGGCAAAAGGATTCGTTGCAAGTGCAAAAGATGTTATCTCTGGAGCTGTTGCGGGAGAGGGTCTAATTGCATCTGACGAAGTTTACAATCACCGCATGAGTATCTGCGGTGGTTGTGAGTTCTTCATCCAAGATACGAAACGGTGTAATAAGTGTGGATGTTTCATGGAAACAAAGAATAAATTTATAAACGTAAAGTGTCCGGTAAATAAGTGGTGAATGCGTCTATTGACAAATGCACCCGAAGGTAGTATATTACAGAATGGATTAATCTACACAACTTATAATAAAGGTTTATTATGGAAGAAATTTTGAAGTTAGTAGAAGAATATATAAAGAATAAAGATTCTAAAAAGAAATGGGTTGCCGGCGAAGATTGGGTGCAATACGCCGGCCCATACTTTACTCACGACGAATACGTTAATGCCATACGAAGTTTGTTGAGTGGGTGGTTGGTACTTGGAGCAGATGCCACAAAGTTTGAACGTAAGTTCCCAGCATTACTGGGTAAGAAACTTGGGCTATTTGTTAATAGTGGTTCTTCTGCTAACTTATTGATGTTGAAGGCATTGACTTCTATGAGAGGCCGAAACTTCCCAAAGGGTAGTAAAGTCATTACTCCGATTGCCGGCTTTCCAACAACCATCAATCCAATCTTTCAAAGTGGATTTGAACCAGTATTTGTGGATATTGAGTTGGATACATTGAATCTTAACTTAGATGAAGTGGAAAAGGCATGTCAAGAACATCCAGATGCAAAGATTATTACCTTTGCTCACGTTCTCGGTAATCCCCCGAACATGGATAAGTTAATGGAAATTGTCAAGAAATATGACCTTATTCTATTAGAAGATTGTTGCGATGGATTGGGAAGCACGTATGACGGAAAGAAGCTCGGGTCGTTTGGTGAGATGGCCAGTTGCTCGTTCTATCCTGCGCATCATATCACCACGGGCGAGGGTGGATTCGTTGCGATGAATGACCCCGAAACAGAGAAGATTGTTCGATCATTTAGAGAATGGGGTCGCGGCTGTTACTGTATAGGCAAGCAGAATCTACTGGCAAATGGTTCGTGTGAATGCCGATTTAGCAGTTGGCTTCCAGCACTCCCAGATTATTTGTTTGACCACAAATATGTGTATGAAGAGATTGGATACAATCTAAAACCTATTGAACTTCAGGCGGCAATTGGATTGGCACAGATTGATAAGTTGGAAGAGATTGGAAAGAAACGCCGTGAGAATTATGCTCACTTATATAAGATATTTTCCAAATACGATCAATTTTTCCACTTACATAAAGCACAACCCAAATCAGATCCAGATTGGTTTGCGTTTCCAGTTACATTAAAGAACACCGCTGATTTCAAACGGTCGGATCTTTGTACGTTTTTTGAACGACACATGATTCAAACGCGCCCATATTTTGCCGGTAATATTATGTTACAACCAGCATATGCGGGAATGTACGATGCCGAAGAAGTAATACAAAAGTTTCCAGTGGCGAGAAAGGTTACAACCGACACATTCTTTCTGGGGACTAGTCCGGTTATCGACCACGAAAAGATAGAGTATATTGGAAAAATATTACATAAATTTATTTCAGGAATTTGTATATGATAGTTACACGCATGGGACCGCACTATGTCTCGGATTTTATTAAGTCAGATGATGATTATGTAAATAGAACTAAGTGGTCATTGGACTTGGAACTTGATGAAACTATCGGGGCCGCCCGATTAACAGAAGTTCCTCCCTCTAATACAATGTGGGGAAAGTATTGGTATCGGTCTGGTATTAATAGTACGATGACCAAAGAACTTGGTAATATTGTACAAGAAATAGTATCTCGCGTCCGCCTACAAGATAATGATATTTGGTTAGACATTGCTTGTAATGATGGTACGCTACTACGTCAGATTCCTTCCAATCTTATAAAATTAGGAATAGATCCCGCAGAAGATTCTTTTCATGTAGAAGCATCCAAGCATGGCACAGTTATCCAAGATTATTTTAGTTATGATGCATACAAGCGTACTGGATATGGTGATAGAAAAGCAAAGGTAATTACAACTATAGCGATGTTTTATGATTTGATGAACCCACACCCATTTATCGAAGATATAAAGTCTGTGTTGGATGATGATGGCATTTGGATACTACAAATGTCGTATACACCACTGATGCTTGAACAGTTGGCATTTGATAATATCTGCCACGAACATGCTTATTATTATTCATTATCGTCAATTATGTCATTATTTGCCGAACATGATTTAAAAGTGGTAGATTGTGATTTGAATGATGTAAACGGTGGAAGTTTTCGGGTATATGTACAGAAGACTGTGGCCAATGCCAATTCGTTTGGAACGGTACCATTGCGTGATGTATGTAAATTCAGAACAAATTGTATTTTACAGTATGAACGCGAACATTTTAATTTAAATGATATTTCGGTGTGGAATAAGTTTCAACAGAATATTGAAGAATTGAAAGAACAAACGGTATCCTTTATTAAAGCTGAAAAGGCAAAAGGAAAGATTATCTGTGGGTATGGTGCTTCAACAAAAGGAAATACATTATTACAGTGGTTTGGATTGGATCATACACTAATTGATGCCATCGCAGAACGTTCTCCGTATAAGTTTGGGTTGAAAACCGTGGGAACCAATATTCCCATTCTTTCTGAAGAAGAGGTGCGAAATATGAAGCCCGATTATATGTTGGTACTTCCTTGGCACTTCATATCAGAATTTGTTAAGCGGGAATCTGAGTTTTTACGCAATGGGGGAAAGTTTATAGTTCCGTGTCCTCGGTTTGAAATAATCTCGTTATAAAGGAAATAATATATGGAAACCATAGGAAATCTTATAGATAAATTAACGATAGCAAATATCAGAATATGGATGGCGGAAGATATCAAACGTGATAAAAATACTACAGATAAACAAATTGCAGATGCTACCAGAGTAACTAATGTTGTAAATAGTCTAAGAACCGATCTTATTCAAGAAATTGACGAGAAGTTAAACGAAATGGTGAGCACTGGAAAATTACAGAAGTTATATAAACAAGGTTCAACGAAGATGTATGGCAAATAATTTTTTGATGGGTGGAAAGCTTGGTGATTTTTTACATGCAATGTATGCAGTAAAACAATTATCTGAGGTGCGTGCTGAGCCAGCAAACGTGTATATGTACGATATTGGATGGGAGTATGGAATACAAAATACTCACGCCGAACTACAACCGATACTAGAACAACAATCGTATATTAATTCTTTGGCCATACTACGCAATTATGAATTAGATCCTATTCAAACTCCCTCTCAGAGTACTCCTATACGTGTGTATGATATAGAATTATGTATGAATGGTTTTATAGATTTGGGTGGGTATATTCGATCACCGTTTCTGTATAAAAACTGTTGGTCGGAAATTTATAGTAAAACATTTAAGTTTGAAATATCTAAGGATGCGGCGTGGATATCGTATCCACATATAGATGAGAACTTACAGGGGAAAGTATTGATACATCGTAGATATAATCCAATCCGATTAAATAAATCGTTCCCATATGCGGAACTTATAGAAAAATATAAGGATAACATCGTATTTATTGGTTCTTCGGATCAAGATTATTTTAACTTCCCATATAAAAATGATGTAGAATTTTATAAAATCAGCACGTTACATCAATGGTTTTCGGCAATTAATACATGTGAAATGATTGTGTCCAATCTAACCGCCGCATCTGTTATCGCACACAGTATGGATAAAAAAAGAATAATAGAACTGCCAACCACGCCCGATGCTACTCACTGCATGGGTGAGGAGGCGTACTCCAAAAATATACAGTGGTACTTAAATAAAGAACTCAATACGGTTTTAGATATATGAGATTAATCGCACATAGAGGTAATATACGTGGTAAAATTCCGCATTTAGAAAATACAGAACCGTATATAATTGATGCCATTGCACAGGGATATCAAGTGGAAATTGATATGTGGTATGTAAACCAAACTTTATACCTTGGCCACGACGATCCTTTATATAAAACATCGTTTGAGTTTTTACATGAACACTCGGCTGAGTTATTGATACATTGTAGAGATTTAAAAACGTTGGAATTCATGCACAACGATAAAAAATTAAGTAAATTTAATTATTTTTATCACATCACAGAGCCGGCAGTTATCTCTAGTCATGGGGATATTATTATGCATTCTCATGCAAACCGTTGTATAGATAACAGTATATACATGTTACCAGAAATATTGGGAATAAAGAATAGATATTTAAAAAAATGTGCCGGTATTTGTAGCGATGTAATTTTTAATTACGTTTTTTTATGATAAATTTATTAATTTTAGATGTTGATGGCATATTGACTGATGGTAGAAAATATTATGGTTTGGATGGAATGCCATTTATCAAAACCTTTTCTGACAAGGATTGGACGGCAATAAAACGATTTAAGGCACTAAACATCCCAGTAATTTTTGTTACTGGCGATGCCACAGTAAATGAATTGGTTGGGATAAACAGAAACATTCCAGTATATTTGAGTAGAGGGATGGACAAAGCCGATTTACTTCCAATTATCGAAGAAAGATTTAATTGCCAATCAGAAAATATGGCATATGTCGGCGACGATTTGTTTGATATAGGGATAATGCGGAAGATTAAATATTCATTTTGTACAAACGATTCACCTTCCATCGTAAAGAAGAATTGTGCTATTGTGATGGACAAAGATGGTGGAGATAATGTTATTATGCATTTGTTTGATTATTGTGAAAACAATAATTTAATACCACAACTACCATTTGATGAAATAATGTTGGCCATTAATGAACTTGATAAACTTGAGAAGTTTTGAAATATGGATATATCATTATACGGCAATCTTACAATTGACACCATCATAAAGAATACTGAAATTTACAAAAGTATTGGTTCTATGGGCAACGTGTGGGATGCGCTGGTAAAACTGGATGGCACCAAATCAATTAATCTGGAACCCATAGAGTATGGTGAGGCTTTGGTTTTTGTAGATACTAATACAGGTGTAAAAGTATCTAAGCCCAATTTACAAATACATTATAGGAAACCGAATGTATGTGCGGCAAAATGGCATCACATAACATATGTAAACAGATTGCGCAATCTAGACTTTTTATCAGAGATTCACGGGGGAATAGTTTCGGCCGATGTTGCCGGAAACACTAAATTCTCTTTTAATAATCTACAATATGTTGACTATTTGTTTGTTGCTGACGATGAATGCAAATATTTGTCTGAATTTATCAAGTATGTAAAAATTGCCGTAATTGTGCACGGCAAAGCGGGTAGTATGACTTATATACGGTCAGCAGATTTATTACATCACACCACAACTGAGTTGTCAAACGTAAATGTCTTGGGAGCCGGAGATTATTTTGCCTCTGCATTTATTGTTAGTATGTTGAATGGCAATGATTTGGATGCTTCGTTGACTAACGCACACATTCACACTTTTAATTTTTTGAAAAACTATGAATAAGAAAGCTACTTTATTGGTTCCCATAGCTGGCAAGGGACAACGATTTATTGACGAAGGATTTCATATGCCGAAGCCACTCATAATGGTTGACGGCGAGCACATAATTGATTGGTCATTCAAATCAATTGATGTATCGGAATACAATATTGTTTTTGTTGTTAGAGAAGAACATATTCGGAACTTTGGTATTGATCACGTATTAAAAAATAAATTTGGCACAGACGTTACGATTGTATCCACTGATAAAATCACCAGTGGAACAGTGGCGTCTTGTTTATTAGCTGAAAAATATATAGACAATGATATGCCTTTAGTTGTTTATACACTTGATGTATACTTCGAACCCAGATTTAATTTAGATGCAGTTGGAGACAGTGACGGATTTATTCTGACGTTCAAAGCAAATAATCCCGCATATTCATATGTACAGTTAAATGAAAACGGTACGGCTGCCCGTACTGCTGAAAAAGAAATTATCAGTGAGAATGCCGCAGTTGGAATATATTATTTCAAACGTGGTTCTGATTTTGTCAAATACTCACATGAGATGATTGACAAGAATTTAAGAAGTAATAACGAATTCTACGTCTGTCCTTTATATAATTTAATGATTGGTGATAATAAAATCGTTAGAACCTCCCAAGTAGAAAAGATGCATTTGATGGGCACACCAGTGGAATTAAGTTTTTTCAAACGAAACGTAAACAAGAAATTTGGAAATAAGCCCATAACTTTATCAGCGGATCACTCGGGATTTGAACTAAAAGAAATTACAAAGAAGTTACTTGATGACCGTGGTATAAAATATATTGACTTTGGCACATACGTTAAGAAAGATTGTGATTATAATGAGTACATAGAACAAGCCGCCGAGTTCATACGAAACGGTGAATGTGATTTTGGATTTGCTTTTTGTAGAAGTGGGCAAGGCGTTAACATGTGTGCAAATAAACAGTCTGGAATCAGATCCGCGCTTGTATCCGATGAATTTTCTGCTGAGATGGCGGTGCGTCATAATTGTGCAAACTTCTTCGCATTCAGTGAACGTGGTGTAGACGAATATAATATGGGAAGATTGATAGATGTTATTAAATCAAATACATTTGATGGCGGTAGACATATCACACGTATACAGAAATTAGAAAATGAAATTCAATAGTATTAATAATTTTCACAGAGGGTGGTTAGTTGGTAATTTTGAACCAAGTTTAATACCAACTACTGATATAGATGTGGGGTTGTTGTTTTGCGAAAAGGGGCACGTTGCTGACGGGCACTATCATAAATTACACACTGAGTATAATATTATAGTGTCTGGTAAGGCTCAGATAAACGAATCTGTTTACACTGCCGGTGATATTTTTATTTATGAACCATACGACAGGTCTACTGTGCAATATTTAGAAAACACTGCATTGTTGGTAATTAAACATCCTTCTGTTAAAGGTGATAAGTATGAATGAACATCTTATGGACATAGTATTACAAGGGCCAATGCATGATTACACCCCAACAATTGCAACAGAATATTCGAAACTGCCATTCGTAAATAATGTTATAATTTCTTGCTGGGATAGCTGCCCAATGTACGAGATGCCATCTAATATTAAATTGGTTTGTAGTTCAGATAGTCCTACAACTGGATTTGGTAATAGAAATCGCCAGATTAAATCATCTAGAAACGGTTTAGAATATGTTATGACCGAATTTTGTGCTAAGTTAAGAACTGATCAATTCATCTCACTAGACAGTATGCACAAATTATATAATTACTATTTTTCCAACTGTGAGATTAATTCCCCGTTTAAAACCGCCACACCATATAATAAAATTGGTGTGCATGGAGTTTGTCGAGATTTTGCATTTCATCCAATTGATCACATTTTCTGGGGGAATACACAAGACCTCGTTAAGTTTTTTGATATAGAATATGATATGCAATTACCTACACCGAGTGGAAAATCTGATTTTGATAACTACATACGTTCAGAAACATACATAACACTTTCTTATGTGCTTCATCATTATAATGAACTATCACATCTGAAGGAGAATTATACTGAGTATTTGCTTGATAATAGTCCGCTTCGACAAGAGGCAATTTCTATCAGTGAGCAATTGATGCCAACTTTATTTTATGTGTTTCCCAAAATTGAATTAAATTGGATTAAATATGGCATGTCATCATATCACTATGACGTTATGGAAAGTGAACGCGGCGGACATGCTTATTGGAGTCCCGATAACTTATGAAAAAGTTTGTCATTAGTACACATGGATTTGATATGGGAATTGGTGGATTAAAAGTTCTTCATAAACTATGTCATCTCTTGAATGAAAAGGGCCACGATGCATATTTAATTCCTCTAGATTTTCTAAATACTTTTTCTGTATATGAAGGATATAATACAAAAATGGTAACGCAAGATATAATGGATAATCTAGATGACGTAATAGTAATCTATCCAGAAAGTTGGTATGGAAATTATTTGAATGCACCCAATGTGGTGAGATGGATTCTAGGGTTTCCGTATAAACAGCACGTAGATACTTGGGACACGAAAGATTTGTGGTTTTGGTATCTTCCGTATTTTTTTAATGGACAATTTCAAACCAACGCTGATAATATTTTATATGTGGGAGAAACTCACAGAGATATTTTTTATGACATGAATCTTTCTAGAAACGGATCGTGTTGGACGCTAAGAAAAGCAGAAGTTTCTAAGAATGAATATAGTCATCCCGATGGAACTTTCATTCCATATCATGCAGCGGGTGATTTAGCATCGCTATCAATGCTGTTTAATTCCAAAGAAACATTTTATTGTTATGATAATTACACATACCTAACAATGCAAAGTCTAATGTGTAACACAGATACTATCGTTATACCCAGTAAGTTACAGAATAAAGAACAGTTTTTAGCTGGGTTTGAGTTAAATAAATATATAGCGTATGGTGAAAATGATCTTGATAGGTCACGCAGTATAAGAAATGAATTTTTTGATCACCTAAGCTTCGTAGAAAATAATACACTTAATCAACTTGATATTTTCGTAGAGAAATGTTATGCTTACTTTAAATGACTTTAGTTTACTTTTAGTTACAACTGGCAAGGATATTGATAGACTTCTTGCGGTATATAGTACTATCAGAAATCTATATCCAACCAATGAAATTGTTATTGTGTACGATAATAATACTACATCAACTCTTGGTGTTGCAGACGCTAATTTAATAGAAGTGCATACAGATAAGCGTGTATATGTTAGTGGGGGTTATAATTTAGCACTCGCGCGTGCCACAAGAAAATGTTTTGTATTTTTACATGACGATACGTTTCCCGCGGAAAACTTCTTAGAGAATATTATTTCGCACGTAACGGAAACACAATTCTGTAATTTTACTACCATTGAACCGCCATTATATAATGACCCTGATACGTTGATGAAGCCCATCAAGGATTTTGGTAGAGATGTTGAATCGTTTAATTGGAATGAATTTAATACTCATACACAACTGCACATCGGTAAGTTAACTGATGTAACCGTACCATCACCGTTTGGCGGATTTTTTATGGCTGGGTATGTAGATTCCTTGAATAAAATTGGTAACTTCGATGAAAAGTTTCAACCGTATTTTTATGAGGATGCCGATTTAATTCTTCGAATGTATATGAGCGGATATAATTTTGTTCATTCATTAAATAGTATTGTATACCACATGGGAAGTTTAACTTCTCGCGCAAGCAATGAAAGCAATGTGGCTATGCAAACTACTCGTAATATTTTCTTATCAAAGTGGAAATGTCCGTGGGAATATATAAGACAATATACACTTGAACATTTT